TTTATCTATTCTAAATAAATATGGTTCCATACCAGCTTTTCTCATATTATTCATATAAATTTGACCTACACCATCGACTTCTGGATTTATTATCATAATCATATTAGGATTAACTTCTTTAAGATATTTAAATAGTTTAATACATACAAAACTAAAGTCGTTTACGTCAAGTGAGTTTGTATTCCAGTTCATAATAGGTTGAAATGTTTCCAGATCCGCAATAAATACTACAGAACTGTCATTACCCCCGAAGGCTATATCAACTCCAATTCCTATAGCATGGAACTTCTTGAGGTATTCTTCAAACGGAATATCTTCATGACTAAAATATGTCATCTTATGATTCTTCATAAACATAAATGTTCTATGAGGAGTTTCCTTTGCAAGTTTACTAACACGGCCCATAAGTTTTTGACCATATAAACTTTCACTATCAACTTCAAGCCAACGATTTAACATATCTGTCATAAATACTTCTCTATCATTACTCTCATTAATACTCTTTTCAAGCCATGCTTCATTAAATCCAAGTTCAAAGTATTCATAACTCATAGTCCAGAAGTGTTTCTTACTATTATTCATTACTTTACATAATTCTTCGTATGTATATCCAAAGAACTCTATATCAAATTGTGCCATTTCCTTAAACACAAGTTCATACATAAGTCTTCCACTTGTAGTATTAAGTTTTCCTGGTGTAGATGTGAAATATATTCCATGTCTTTGATTACTACGTATAGCAAGTAGTCTAGCAGTACCATGTGCAAATAAAATACCCCCAAGCATTGCAGTTGTATGACGTATAAAGTTAATTTCGTCTACGTATACAAATCTAGGTGAGTCTCCCCGACCTGTTCTCTCTGCTTGAGTTTCACTTGTACCAACAGCAAATATCTTTAAGAAGTTATTTCTCTCTTCATTTTTTACTTCTCTAGCTTTAAGAGAAGGAGCAAAATCCTCTTCTTCCACTAACACTTGCTTACCTTTTACTTTTTTTGTCTTAATTGTATGAAATTTAAGAAATCTAGGTAACATATTAGCCGCATCTATCATTCCCCGTCTGTTTTTACCAGCTTCATCTTGGTTGAAGTGTACGACTAACATCTTTGCATTTCTAAGACCAGCACCCCAGTCCATTCCAAGTACCTTAGTAAGATCGAACGTTTTACCTGTTTGTCTTGACTGTTCCCGATATATATTAAATCTTTGAGCGTATAACCATAAGAACGTCCATGTTGCAATAGTCATTTCATATGGTATTCTATTACCAGTAGCTTCGTCTACTATACGTCCAGCTTCTCTTACCATATAGATAGGATTCTGTTCACATTCTATAGCGGCTGCTATTTGTATATCACTACTAATAACAGGATTATCTATATCAATACCAAGAAGTATTCTATTAAGAGTTATTAGAGGAGCTTTATGATTTATATTAATACCTAAAAAATCTCCCATCTTTTCAAGCATAAAACTAAATTCTACCCATTGATGATTTACTGTACTATAATCATAATATATAGGAATAGCTTTCTTATATTCTGCATTATAATATATATCATAAGCAAAATCTGGAAGACCGTCTACTTTAAGAGCTACTTTAGCCTGTTCTGATAACTTAGTTTTATCAAGTTTAGGGAAGTTACCATTAAATATTTCACAGTATGGAAATCTAAACTCTTTCTTATTACTAATATCATCATTTTCGGATTCTATAAAAGTACTAATTGCTTCTAATACTTTCTGTTTATTCTCATTATACTCTTGAAATGATATATTATTATCTATAACTAAGTTTTCTGGTGGCTCTAATCCTTCATTTCTATATTTAGCTATTTCTTCTCTGGTATTACGAATAAATTGATCATACGTACTATCAACAAAGTTCACTAATATATCTTTTTCTATACCAAGATCTTTAAGGAAGTTATCAAATTTCTCATGTTTACCATGCATAATCTCTTCATAACTAACCATTATTACCTCCGTACATAAAAGGAGGCACTTAAGCCTCCCTCATTCTATAATATTTTATTATCCATTTTTACCATTCCATAAAGTAATCCATTATTTTCTTTTATAAGACTTCTACTAGCCATCATATCTGTTAACATAACACGTTGAGCATCTAGTAATCCAAGAATTTCTTTAAAGAACTCATCATCTGTATCCATTTCTATAGCTATAATCTTTCCAACTGCATTAACTTTATTTATAAGAACTTTCATTCCATCTGCAGTTCTACAGTTCATAGCATCAGATTTAATCTTCATAAGATCGTTTTCAAGATCTATATAAGTTTCTCTATCAGAAGGTTTAAGTTTTGCTAATAACTTACTTCTATTTATCATAAATTCTGATTTATTACTAACAGATTCCATACTAATGGTGGAAGTATATCTAGCAGGGGAATTTTTAAATGCAGTATATGCTTTCTTAAGATTAAATTCTGATAATATGTCTTCTTGTACACTTTCTGCAGATATCATATTAATACCTGTAATTATCTTATCAGCATATATTGGTCTATTAGTTCTATTTATAGCTATTATAGCATGTCTTTTCTTTTGATACATTTCCAATACTTCATTAATAGCATTATCACTAAAACTTGGTAAGTCTTGATATCCTTTAATAAGTTTATTTCTCCATAAGTCTGCAGTCATAATAACACTATCAAAAGCACCTCTATTATGTATACAATAATTAAAATCTCTCATAAGTTTCTTAATGCTATCACCTATATCATCACTATCAATTCCATTTACACTATTATATACAAGTTTAAATAAGAATGCAAGTTTTACAAATGTTTCTAAGTTATTAGAAATAACATCCCTATTACCATATAAATATACTACATATGTATATAAAACTATTTGAAGTCTAACCATTTTATCAAAAATAGCATTAACTATAGCTTCTTCAAATATAGCTCTATCTCCATGTATCATTTTATGAGTAATAATTCTAGGAAGAACCGCATTATATTCGAAACTTACTGGAAACCATGCTCTACTAACATCATTTTCCACTCTATTAGGCATAAGGTCACTATTGTAATATTTTCCTTCTAAATGTTCATGAATACTACTTCCAGCATCTAGAAATCTTTTATAAGTAAAAGATTCTCTAATATCTACTCCTACTCCTATTAGTCTTCCTAAATCAATATGAGCAAATGCACCTTCTCCATTATCTCCATTTAATATAAAGAAATGTGTATCTGCAAATAGATCTGTTTTACTACGTTCTTTAATCTTTAAAAGACCATATAGATTAAATCTTAGTTCTGGTACTATTATATCAGAATTTTTAAGATAAGACTCTAATACTATATTCTTAAATGGGTGCATACAATCATTTGGAAGTTCTGTAAATCTTTTAATTTCATTTATACAATCTTCGCTTAAACATTGTACTAAATTTGCTTCCTTTAGTTCTTCAAATATTTCAAGCTTATTCTTACTATTCATTATTTCTCTGAATTTACTATATTTTTCTCTAGCCATAGATTCGCATTTTTTAATTATTTCGCAAGCTTCATAGTTTTCTTCAAAGAAATCTTTATAGTATCCATAATTATTACACTCTTCATATTTTTTAGCATAATTTGTTACTATCATTTTAACCCTCCTTAGGTTTATATTTAATGTATATTGTTTAACACCGCCTTGTTTTTCGGGTAAAAACAACCGGACTGTTAATATCTTATTAAGAAAGGAGGGAATTTTATGTATAATTTACCTGAGTATATAGCTGCTAGAAGAGCTACAAGTATAGTAAAATCTTTTATAGTAGACCAACGTCAATACCATGCTAGTACGGATAATGGATCTGAAGATATTTCTATAAATTTAGTAAATCTTGACTTTAGTTCTGTTAATAAAGAGTTAATTTTTATCAATGCAAAACTAAAGAAACTTATAGAAATATGTAGTCCTGGTGCTATATGTAAGAGATTCCTATTCGTAGAACCATCAAGTAATATAATTATACCATTATTTTTATTTGAAACATTTGAACCTTCTCATTGCTATATACCAATCGTTATTACTAATCGTAGTATATTAATGATTTCTCCATTTGGGGTAAGTTCTAATGGAAGTATAGAATGGGTTCGTGAACTTATGCCTACTTTTACTTTACAAGAATGTAAAACCGACGAAGATCTTGAAAAACTTGCACTTTCTAAATTAACTTATAAAGATAATAATGAAAGTAAAGAGATTACTGTAATAGATGCAATTCGTCTTAACATAGAATACTTTATGAGCGCAAATCAATCTACTGATAAAGTCATTACTGATGCATATTTTGATGTTAACACTATATATAGTAGAGAGGTATCTCCTGATGATCCTTTATTAGCTAAATTTAGTGAAAAACATGAAGAATTATCTATGGAATCTATTATGAAAATAACATCTGATAGTACTCTTCCTATAACAGAATATGACTATATTCCAATTGAAGTTACTACTAAAGATGGAAATATATATAATTCTCTTAATATGGTTACAGAATTTGGAGGAAATACAGTTATTAAAAATCTAACTCCATCACCAATTGATGATTATAAAGATGATCCTATTATTTATTTACCAATAAGAGATAAAGGATCTGTATTATTATATCTAGACTCACATATACATTATGTAGGACAGAATAAAGTATCTATATTTAATCCTTTATCTAATAACTATGAAGAACCTGTAGATATGTATGAAATATTCGATGAAGATTTTATACCAGGGAAAGTATCAAATGAAGGATTTATTGGAGATATCTTTAAAACTATAAAGATATTTGGTGTTAGAAGTGGTTCACTTATCTATAATATGTTAGTATTTTTAACTAAAGCACCTAAGAAGGCTTTTGGTTTCTTATGGAGAACATTAAAGAATACTCCTATTTTAAAATCTAAGATAGAATTTGAAAAAGAAGAAGCATTACGTATCCAAGAAAAAGTTCTAAATGATGAACTTGACCATGGAGAAGAGAAAATGAATACTCTTAGAATGCTTGGTCTTAGAGGATTTTTTCTTACTGCTATAACTGGAACTATAATATTTTTACCGTGGATTCTTTCTGTTCAAAGACGTAAATTATATTCGTCAAGATTAAAATCTGTAGAAAGAGTCGAATATAACTTGGATGCTAAGCTTGAAAGATTAGAGCATGCTTATGAAGCCGCTCGTAGTGAAAACAATCAAGAACAAGTTCAATCAGTGCTATCACAGATACAACTTGTAAAATTCGCTAAACTTAAACTTATAGAATATAAAAGAGAAATAATAAAGAAAGAACGTATTAAATATCGTACTTTTGATAAAGATGATACTCTTACTACTAGACAACGTATAGATAAAATGGTATCTAGTGGTGGATTCTATAATTTAAATGGTGAATATGGTGCAAAAGTATTAGAAGATGATGGATATTAATGTTAATCCAGTAAATTTTGGAAAAGGAGGATATTGATGATATATGATAAGATACGTAAAGGCAATAATATTGACAATATGGACAAATCTAAGATTATTGAAATTAGCAATGAATCAATCGTATCTGACTATGCTTATAGAAGAAAAGAAGATGAAGATGGAAATGCAAGAATTCTACAAATCGATCAATGGTTAAATAATCTTGCAAAAATGTATCCAGACGATCAAATACGTTTAGAATCTTACAAAAATGCATTAGAAGCTGAAGAAGATGACCCATTTGGTGCCGCAGAAGCTGGTGATGCTCCTGTTGAAGAACCAGTTGGTGATGATGGGGGATCTGAGGCTGATTTCGATAGTGATCCATTTGGTGCAGACGAAATGGGTGGTATGGATTTTGGTAGTGATTTTAATGATGCGTCGTTTGATTCTGCTGGGGATAATATGTTTGGTGATGACCCAAATCAAGACCCAAATGCTCCAACTCAAAATGTAATCGATCGTACAGTAGTTAAATTACAAGAGTATAATATATCTAAGCAAATACGTAATATATTTCCACAAAGATTATTAGATCTTAAAAATATTATTGATAATAATATAGAAGCTGTAGAACATCGTATATATGATAATCCACTAGTTGGAGATGTACTTCGTGATGTAGTAAAAGAATATAGATATATTTATACTATATTAGAAGAGTTTATTAAGGTATTACCAGATAAGACATATGAAGATATAGTGGAAGCATATGTACAATTTCACTCGTCTTTATATAAATTAAGACAAATTGTTAAAGATATAGCATCAGGACCTAAAAAATCCTGATGCAAACAAAATTTTTGTAAAAATAGACGATTTTATACGTTTATTTACATATAAAATTGCTACAAGGAGGTGAAATAATAAGTGAAAATATATATGGATGATTATGGATTAGAAACTTACAACAGTGGTTTAGACGCTCTTAACGCTTTCGCCGCAAACATACAAGCTAGTGAGACTAAAGTTAACGCTATTCTTGAATGGGAATATGCAGATGAAGATCTTAATATAAGTAAGATATGGTCTTGTGAGCCTAGTATGGAAGGTATAAAAGAACGTGTAAAAGAAATGGCTAGTAAGGCTAAATCCAATATTGTTACATGGGCACAAAAACTCATAGATCTAATCTTTGATTCATTTAATAGAATTATTCGTAGACAAAAGACTAATTCTAAAGTATTAAAGAGAAACTATGATAGTGCTATTACTTATATTAAATCTCTAAAAGAGTTAGAAAGTGTAGCAAAAAATAACTCAGGTACTATAAAAATAAGTGATTGGGGAAGATCTAATCTTCAAGTTATGGTGCTAATATTAGCAATTAGCTATTCTTTAACACACACATTGAAAGAAATGCATGAATTTATTGGAGGTATTTATACAAAACGTGTAAATCAAGATGATCCAAATAAAATGATTGTATTTAGCTTAAATTTACAAGTAATACTTGGACTTATAAGAAAAGTTGTCTTGATGTGTGGATTAGTTATGGCAACAGACGTATTCCAAGGATCATTTTATGAAGATTTTAAGAATATGAACTTTAACTATAACGAAGTTATAAAGAATGCTTCTAGCTTAAAATATACTAATACGAATATTGATATGTCAAAAGTAATGAATGCAACTAAAGCTGTTCTGGATGATATTAAAAATGTTGATCCGAAAAATGATAATGTATTCAATGATTTCAAACGTATTAAAGATATTTATGAAGATGCTGATATTAAGAAAGTAAGAGCTGAAGCTCTAAAATATATGGGCCAAAACCTTGATAAGATTAATAATCCTAAGACTTCCGAATTAGAATATAAAACTGCTTATGATTATATACTTGAGAATTTAGAAATGTTTGTCTCTGTATCTGAAAATAATAAGGAATTATGGAAATTTGATAAATATATCAAAGATACTGAAACATTAAGAAGAAAGATGAACGATGTAGTTAAACTTATAAGAGATGATAATGAAGAATATATGAAATTTATTCTTAATGTAATTCTTGAAACTGGTGGTTTATTCTCAACTATTGTAGGTAATGTAGAAAAAGCTGCCAAACTGCACGATACAATAATACATAATTTCATGGATGATTCTGTGAGATTAGGTAGAACTCTTAAGAAAATAGAAAAAGAGAGACAGGCTAATATAGATAAACAAATGAAACAAAATCATAATGGTCCGGATGAGGACCCTATTAAATAAAAAGGAGGTCAAATTCATGACTAACGAAAAGAAAGAATTATTCGCTACTTTAGGATTAATAGCTGAAGAATCAGTTGCTAATGAATCAGTAAATCCTGATGAAAATGTAGTCGAATTAACAGCATCAGAATCAGTTGATACTGAACTTAAAGAGTTAGAAAATATAGATTCTTGCTATAATGAAGTTGAAAAAGCTAGTTTTGAATCTACTATATCTGATTTAGAATTATTAAATAAAGCTTTAGTTTATAGAAATATTAAAGCTTCTGGAAATAAAGAAGAAGTTTATTTAGAATCATTGTCAACTGAATTCGGAATATCAACAGAAGGTATAAAAGAAATAGCAGAAAAAGGTTTAGATGCTATTAAAGCTTTAATTGATAAGATAATATCAGCTCTTAAAAGTATATTTGGTGCAAGTAGAACACAAGAAAAAGTTATTAAATCTTTAGAATATAAAATAAATGCAGTTGATGAAGTTAATAAAGGTAAATATGATTTAAAATTATTTGCTGTTATATTAGGACACGAAATGATATTAGCTGGATTAACTAATAAAGGATTTAGCCCTAGTGATTTTCCTAATGCTGGTTCTTTTAGTAAAATAACTGAAATAGCTAAAAGTGCGATAGAAGGTTTCTATAAAGGAAATCCATCTGATGGTAAAGACAATTATACTACTTTTATAGGTGACTTAAATGAAATAACAAAAGGACTTAATGATATAGAATCCGCAGCTAATAATATAACAGATTTAGCCGATTATGATTATCATCAAGGTGCTGTAAAATTAATTAAATCTTTTAAAATGTATAATGTGGGTAAGAAAATTCAAGAAATTATAACTGCATTAGAAAAAGAAAAAGCTAAAATTGATAAAAAATTAGTTAAAAATAAATTAAAGACACCTCAAGATGGGGTTGATCAAGTAAATAATGCTTTAACTGGAGCTAATTTAACATCAGCTTTAAAAACTATAAATAAATATAAAGATATTAATAGTAAAAATGTTAGAGCTTTAGTAAAATTATGTGGACAATATCTAAAATCTGCTAAATCAACTAAAACTGAAAAAACTGCATAAGGAGTTGATTCCTTATGAGTATTTTTAATAGTATATCAGAAGAGTTATCATATGAATTATCTTTTATTGAAGATACTGAAAAAGATTATGACTCCTATTTAGCAGTATCTAATGAATCTATCAAATTAAATGTATACTTATATGATAGTATAGGTTTAGAAGATTTTAAAGATACTATTAAGAAGGGTGCTAAATATATCTGGTCTTTATTAGTTAAAGCATGTATTGGTGTATCTAATATATGGAGAAGATTAATTCATTTTATAACAATGAGTAAATCTGTACTAGTTTTGAAAAGTGTTGATGAAGAATTAAAAACTTATGAAGTTGCTCATCCCGAAATAGTTGACGAAAATAAAGCTTTTTGGGCTGGTATAGACTTTGATTTAATGCCGGTTGCAACTGAAGACGTAAATCAAGGTCCAATTGAAGCACATTTGAGTAATACAGCATTATATAGAATACTTCTATTAGCAGCTGTAATACAGCCATCAAGTGATTTTAAAAAGACATATTCAGATTTAACTAAGCATGTTGAAATGAAAGACGCTATTAATAAGATTATTAATAAAGTAAATGCTAGTAAAGCTGTATTATTACCTAATTCTAGAAGTGTATTTGATCTTATCAAAGTACAATCTAGTCCATTAGAAAATCTTGCAGATCAACTTAGAAGACTAACTGAATCTCCAAATATTAATACAGATGTAATTAATGATTGGTTTAATAGTAGTGAAATTGATAATTCTGATGAATATAAATCTATGATGAACGTAAAGAACCTATATAAAAAGGTATTTCCTAATAAAGATAAAGGTGTAGATTTTATTGAATCTAAACTGATGAGAGTTAAAGATGCTAATACTAAAAATTATATAAATAAAAAATATAAAGCTTTATTATTAACAGTTATGACTAATATAGAAAATACATTTTTACATAGAGATACTCAAAATATAATAAAAATATATGAAAATGTTAAATCTTCTATAGTTCCAGTATTTAATAAAATTATTAAAAATGACGCCAATGAATATAATAAAGAAGTTATAAATATACTAAAACATTGGGTAGAATTTATAAATGCTAATAACTTAGTATTATCTAAAGTTGGTTACGAAATAGGAGATTTAAGAAAATCTATAAAGAATATGGGATAATTCTCATAAAATTTAATAAGGAGGAAATAATCCATGAATGAAGCAATTTTAAAGAAAGTTCAAGCTATATATGGAGCTCCATCATTGGAAAGTATAAATCCAATGAATGAACCTGAGAATACTAATGATGAAGAATTAGATGAAACTCCAGCATTAGAAGCTTATTCTGAAGAAGAATTAGAACTTTTACATCAAGAATTAGTAGAAGACTATACAGCATCTATGGAAACTATATCAGCTGAATTAGCTAATTTGGAATTAACTATAATGCTTGAATCTGTAGGTTTATCTCTAGATAGATTCAATGAATATGATGGTGAAATATCATTAGAAGCTGTTAAAAAAGCAGTTAAGGCAGGTAAAGTTACTAAAGATTCTGCATTTAAATCAATAATAAAAAGAATAGTAACATTATTCTGGACTACAATAGATAATATTACTGGTAATAACGTTAGAGTATTAAAATATGGTAAACTATTAAAGAAATACTCTGATAAATTAGATAAATTAGATTTAGAAAAACTTGATAGTGATAAAGATATCGGAATACCTGCTGGTTTATCTGATTATAAACCTTTAGAAAAATTCGTAGAAGAAAATAATAAAATATATTCAGCAGTAGCTAAATTCTCTGGTATGATCACACCTGCTGCAGTAGTTTCTAAAGTGTATTCTTTATTTAGTAGTGTTGGAATAAATGTTAAAACTGAAGATTTCGGTAAACAGTTTGAAACACTACTAAATTCATATAATACTACTAAAGGTGAAAACTTTACTGAAACAGCATCAATATCTGAAGCTATTAAAGCAGCTAGAAAACAATCTAAAGAATTTATAAGAGTTATAAATGGACTTAAGTTTGGAAATATTAGAGAAAAATTAACTAATGCTAAAAAGAAAATGATTTCAGCTTTAGAAAATCAAAAGGCTGCAGAAAATGATACTACTAAAAAAGAAGCTATTCAAGCTGACTTAAATAGATTAATGAAATTATTTACTGCATATAAAGCTTATAATAAAAAAGCAGCTACAGCAATCAATAATGATTTAGCAACAATGACTAAACATATCGGTAAAGTTATAGATGCTTATAATAAAGCTGTTAAAGGTACTGTAACTGTAAAGAAAACAACTACTGATGAAGTTGATACTAAAGATTTAACTGATACTAGTAAATATGAAGGTAAATAAGAGGGAGGAATATAAACCATGAATGAAATAAATTACTTTAGCCCTGAGCTATTAAAAAGCATGAATCCTGCTTTAGAGTCAATGAGTTCATTCTCTAAAAGTGGTGCTACAAGTTTTGGAGGAGACAACTGGGCATTAATTGGAACATTTTCACAAGAATCTGTAGGAAAATTAAATGCATTGATGTCTGCTTATAAAACTTTCGGATTAACATCTGGACACATTACACAAAAACAAGCAGAAGATATTTATATGGAAAACTTGAATAATGGAATAGACAAATTTGTTAAAGAATGTGTCGTTTCTAGTAAGAGATTTGGACAACTTCCAGCAGAAATTCAAGCTATTATGAAACCTTTACAAAATATGAAAAATTCTGTAGAAAGTAGATTAGATAAATTATCTGAAGCAGATAGTAAATCTGTAAAGTTTGCATTAAATTTTGAAAAGAAACAAGTTACAAATGCAATGGAAAAAGTATTATTTGGTGTATGCTCTAACTTAATAGATAGAGAATTAAATGCTAACCCATTTGCTCCAGCTATGGAAAGTGGATATTCTTATCAACAAACTATTCCATATCCAAAATTAGAAGCACCAGTTCAATGGGTAAACTCAGCTGCAACTGTATATCCAAAAGTTGCTAAAGTTAAATCTTTATTAAATCCATTTACATCTGTAGTAATTCATTCACAAGAAATATGGTATGTTCCTTATGATGAAAATAACATAAAACAACTAGACAAAGCAGTTAAAAGGGAAGATTTATTCTCTGTAATGGATCCTGCTAAAGCTGGTTTTGATATGGATGCTTTCTTTGGTTCTCAAACTAGAGAATTAACAGTATTAGATAGCGACTTCAATAAAATAATTGATTTCCAAAAGACTCCTGTATACAATCCAGAAAATAATACATTAACAAATGGGGGAGCTGTTAAAACTACATGGAAAACTGGTTCTGACTTAAAACCTTTCTTAGGAGCAGATGAACAAGTAAGATCTGACTTCAGAATTACTGGTATAGCAGTTACTGGAGAACCTAAATGGGCTACTCAAGAATTATATGACTTAAGAAGTGGAAAAGTATTAGCTGACGCTTTTGCTGAAATGTATGATAAAGGTAAAGTATTACCTTGGGAATATAAACCAGGAAAAATCTATTTCATATCTTTATTATGGGATGGACAACCTCAACATTTAACAGTATCTGTTTCTAAATCAGATAATGCAATGCCTGATATTAAAGCTATAAAATTTGAATTCAAAATGAATGACTTATTCAACCAATTCAAAACTAGACTTGATATAGAAATCAGAACTAGAAGAACTGTTCTTTCTGCTGGTGCAGTAGTAAGAAAAGATATTCCAAACTTAGCTGAACATTTCTCTATAATAGATGAAAGACAAGGTGGAAGTATCTTAACTAAACTTACTAACTTAACAGCTGAAAAATCAGCTCATGAAAAAGAATTTGTATGGTTTAAAGGTTATACTGATATGACTGAAAGACTTGCTGAAGAATACAAAGTAACTCCATATACTAAAAATAGTACTACATTATACTGTGAAATGAGTACAGATTTAGATATTAAAGGTGAAGTAAATAAAGACCAAGCTATCAGATATGCATTAGGAAATGCTTTAAGAGGTATCAAAGCTAAACTAGATATCAGAGCAAATTCTAATATAGATGTACAAACAAATATGCTTGGACATACTGCTTCATTATTAGCTTTAGATAACTTTGTAACTCCAGTAGTTGGAACAGTCAATGAAGAATCAAATGGACAATTCTTAGGAGTTGCTCAACAAGCTAGAACATCTGTTTTAACATTAGGAACAGATACAAATAACCCTGTAAACTCTGTAGTAGTTGGAACAGATAAAAATGATATGTCTGCAGATCCATATGCAACTACACCTGTAGTTGGAACTCCTATCCAATGGAAAGCTCCAGAAGATGTAGAATATATGATGTATGTAATTCCTGAATATAAGGAAACAAACTTAGAAACTCATATGTTAGTAGAAACTCCTACTAAAGTACAAGCAGATGGAAACTTCAGATCAGCTAGAAGACCATTCGTACCTAACATTCAAATAGAATATACAGCTAAGTTCTTTATCGCAAGAGAAAGCTCAGCTAAATTCTATGTAAAAGGTATCAATGTACACTATGCTGGATAATTAGTATAATTTAACAGGGGGCGAAAGCTCCCTGTTTTTGTACTGTTTAACTATGAAATTTTAATTAAAGGAGTTAAATTATGCATAATAATAATTATGAAACTCTGATATATGGTTATGATGCCATAGAAACAAAACCTATTAAATATGATACTAGATTAGATATAGTAGGTCTTGAATCTATGAGTAGTAGTGTCCCTACTAATGCCAGTGTAGCTACTCAATATTTTATGCAAGGATTATCTGAAGAAACTGTTGAAAAACTTAAAAAAGGTATATATTACCTTATATTTGAAATAGAAGCTATAGATCATACTAAACCTACGGCTAACGGAAGGTTGTATCCACGTGATAAGTTTTATAATGGTTTATGTGACTACTCATTTCAAAACAAACTTCGTTTAGGTGGAGTAAGTGGTAAAATTTGCCCGATTATATAGTAATATGTGATTGAAAAACGGTTATAAAGCTAGGAAGTCCTAAAGTCTATATGCCTTTATATTAAAAAGGAACCGAAAGGTAGAAACAAGTTATAGAATAATATATGGTGAAATAAAAGCTCAGAAATGAGTCCTACGTATTATAACAATGGATGATTAGCAATTATTTAAACAATTCCTTTATTATAGAATAAGGGAGGATTGTATGGAAGGAAGAATTTCAGTTAAAATTGGAGATAGATTTAATAGATTAACAGCAGTTCATGATGCACCAAACGCATTTATAGGTAAATCATCATGTAGGCGTCATTGGTATGAATGTTCGTGTGGTAAAGTTGCAAAAATTTTATTTGATAGATATGTTAGAACTGGTCAAACTAGTTCATGTGGATTTTGTAGAAAAGTATACACAAAACATATTTTATATAGAAGAGCAGTTAAAATATTAGATAGATGCAATAATCCTATGTCTACTGCCTATAAATATTATGGTGGTAGGGGTATCAAATGTTTACTAGGAACAACTCCAGTTGAAGTTTTATTAAATATATTGAAAATACCAGGATTTAAAGAAGGTTTAACTTTAGATAGAATTGATAATAATGGACATTATAAATTATCTAATTTGCGATGGGCTTCAAGAAAAGATCAAATGTTAAATACTAGATATTCTGTTACCATAGAATCATTAGCTAAAAAATCTAGAACAGTGCGTGATTTTAAAAGAATATGTGCTCATCATAATTGGAATATAAAAGAATTTATAAAAATACGAGATTTCAATTGCACTGGTCCAGCAAAACATTTCTTTATACATAAAAGTTTAAATAATTTCAACGACTATGCTATTACAAGCAGTAAAACCTCAAGTGAGGAGGAAAAGCCGTTGCCCTAACTTATATATGAGAAGGGATTGAACTAGTCTGAACGAACTATATAGAGCTCATAATATAGTTCCTTTCATATTAAATATGATCGTCTAGTGAAAGCTAGAGAATGGGAGTTGAAATACTTCTGTAACTAAGTAGCGATTAGTTATTAACAGAATGGAAGATGAGCACCCCCTATTAACAATGAATTCAACAGATGATAACTTAAATAAATATAACTCTTTCTTAAGAGTTGAACATGTTGAAAGTAGTAACTCTGTTCATAGTATTATAGGTTTTAGACAAGATGAAAATAAAACTTATTTTACTATAAAGACATCTACAAGTAATCTTACTATAGTAAATAATCTTCTTAATGGTATTCTTCCTGCTTTTAGTATAAGAACTAGAGCAATGTTTAAACCAGGACCTGGTGGTTGTGAAGAAGCTACTACTATTAAGATTATATCTATAGATTATGTAAGAAATCCTTCTAATGCTGGAAGTACACTTATAGGAAGTAAAGTTACAATGATAGATCCTATAAACTTTAAAGCAATAGAAATGCCAATAGTAAGTACTACTGGATTTATTCCAGCGAATGAATCTATTGAAATGGATTTTGTACAAAATGGAGATGAAATATTAGTAAATCCTGAAGCTAGAACTGTTGCAGAACAACTATATAGATTTGCAGTTAAAAGAAAGAAAGAAACTAAAGTATCTTTTGAGAGTGTAATGAATGATATGAAAGGCTTCTTAATGTAGTATTGCGTTAAGCAGTAAAGGAGGTCTTATGAATATAAATGTTCTTATAGATAAACTTAAAAATGATACTGGACTTAATGGGTATCTTGGAAAAGTATATCCTGATACATTATTACGTGATAGTATTTTAAATAATAGCTTAAACACATTTAATCTTTACAGTGGATGCCACATTACTATAAATTTTGCAAATATTTGTAATATGTGGAATAGTACCCCAATCCTAGTAAATGATCAATTTGCTGATATAGGTTATAGAATACCAGATCAAATAATGGATAGATTTAAAGAACTTGGTGTAGAAATTAAAAATGCCAGTATTATAGCATCTAATAGAAATATACTACCAAATGTATATAGTAGAGGAATGGTTGATGATATAAAAGTATTTAGTTGGAAACATCGTGAAAGTATAAACTACCCAAAGGCAAGGGTTAAGTTTAAAGCTCCTCATACAATAGTTGCTATAGGATACGGAATGTTTAATAGCTACTATAGTCCAAATGAAACATATAACGTAGTTTTGGAATGTACCCATCCAAAAAATCTTAGTACAATTTCATTCGGACTACAAAGTTATTTTGAAGATTTATGTAAATATGATATATTAATAAATTTATATAATAATGATTTACGTAATCTTAAAGTAGATCTAGGAAGTAGTAGCGTAGATTTACAATTAGAAAACTTTCAAAATGCAGAATCTGATAGAAAAGAGCTACTTGCGTTAATAAAACAAAAAGCAGCAACTGACCATACAGAAATAATGATGAATATATAAAAATAACCCCATATATGTAATAGTATATGGGGTATTTCTATATTTTTATCATTAATTTTCCTTCGTAATTTCTTAGAAAAATAAAAAAAAAGAATAACGCATTACTTGAACACGTTATTCTATTATCAGTTCAATTAGAATCTTACATATTTACTATCTTCTTCAGATAATAAAGATTCTATTGTTAATTTAAGTGTTTCAGGAATTTCTACAAATGATAAATCTAATTCATTTTTAATTTCAAAATCTTTCATTGAATATATAAAACCTTTAACCATATTAAATATAAACATTTCATTATTTATGTCAACTTTATTTAATACAGATTCCATTATTAGTTGTTGCATTCCCATTAAGTACATACATCCAACTAGAAGATCATTACTTTGATATCTATTTAAATCTTCTTTTTCTATGAAATCTCTAATTTCACTTTCAATATCATATCCATCCATTTTCTTTAGTGTCATTTGATATCTTAAGTTATCTATCACTTTAGACATTTCTTTTGTGTATTCTACTATGTTAAAGTCTTTCTTTTGAAATTCATTAGCAAATACAGGATTCCAAATAGGTGCACACTTATCAACAAATCCATTTAACATACTAACATCAGCTCTCATTAATTCATACCCATTCATAACTTTTACATCTTTTCTCATAATTCATCTTCTCCTTCTCAAATTAAAATTGTATTATTATATATAATTTCTTATATATCTATATTAGTATATGTAATCGTTAAAACGCTATCTCGTGATTCCTTCGTATATTCTTGGAAATGTAATTTCCAGACATAAATTCTCTTGGAAATTAGGTTTTTATGCGTTTTAACGATTATTTAACGGTAAATAAAAGGAATACCCCAATATAAGATTTATTTTCCTATATTGGGGTATCTTTATTTGTTTACTACTTCATCATCTAATAGATTATCCATCAAGCTTTCAGCCATTTCACGTTTCTTTTTATTACGTTCAATCTTTTCTAACTGTTTAGCTCTTGTGTAGAGATTATTAACTTTATCTTTTAATCTATTTAATTTTCCTATATTATCATAATTGATATCTTTATCCTGTAATGTACTAAGTATATCTTCTGTTATATTTATAGCTTTATATACTTTATCTATATCATTTTCCTCATTTGGGTTAGCACTAATTCTCTTAGCATCTGCTATTTCATCTCTAGTATATTTCATAAATATATCATCATTGATTATCTCACTACTATTAAAAATTGGTTTTGGTTTAATCTCTACTTTTTCAACTTTATCTACTGTATGTGGTAGTATTTCTTCTTGTCTTGTGATTATTTCAATATTATCTTCATCCGACTTCACTTCATTATGTTCGTGACAATTTCCATGGTTACAATGCTCGCAATCATATTCAACATCAATTTCATCTATAGTTTTCCCTCTACTAGTTAAAAAAGTTTTTATAGCATTAACCCATTTATGATTTTGATGGTTTGGATTTTTAATAGCAGCTACTATATCACTAGCTATATTTAAGCCTCCACCTATATAATATCTTATTAAAAACTTAGTGTAAATCATACTAAATGCAATATCTTCTAGGAATAAATTAATATTTATGTTAATATCTCTTATGAACTTAATTATAGTATGCATTTATATCTTTTCCTCCCTTTAAAATGTATTACAAATGGTATTGTTTCTATTAGAATCGTTGAAAAATCATCGACAATAGCCTGTCAATAATTACATATAATAGGATAGAAACATATGTGATTACTAGGAGGAAATATGATTGGAAAGATATTAATAACAGCAGATGTTCATTTTGAGACACTCGAAATGGATAAAATAGATTCGTATTTAGATTATTTTCTTACATCTATTGAGACATATAAACCAGATATTTTTTGTATTGCAGGAGATTTAGTTGATGATAGAAATATTAAAGCAGAATCCAATGAATATCAATTATTAGTAGATTTTATTCAAAAGATATCTGATTACTGCTCTAAATCTAATGTATCTTTTATTATATTAAAAGGTACTATTTCGCATGATGGAGAGGTAGTAAAGAATTTATATATAAATAATAAACCTTTTATATACATAGATGAGATTACAATACAAACACATAAGGGAATGAATATATTATTCATTCCAGAACCTTATTTTTCATCTTATAATGATTTTTATAATGCATTAAATCTTGCTAGAGGAGATCAAAAAGTAGATCTAGTTATATTCCATGGTACCGTAGATTTTGCAATACCACAACTTAAACAGATTGATAGTAAATATAACTTATCTCGTTCTATTGTCATGAAATCTTCTGATATAAAACATAACTGTAAAACGTTAGCAATCGGTGGACATATACATTCTTATATTTATAATGATGGTATATATTATACTAATAGATTTATTAATCAACGTGGTCATTATACTGGACTTGATACATATGGAATTAAATTAGTAGAAATTAATGATGAAAAGTATGAAGTTACTAATATATTAAATCCATATATTATCAAACAGAATATAGTTAATATAGATCTTAGAGATAAATCTGAACTTGATGTTATAGAGATATCTAATAAATATAGTAAACAAGACCAAAATAATATTGTATACAATATCACATACAATTCAGATATTTCAGATCAACGTTTATTGGTTAGAAAGTTTCAAGATCTGACTAATGCTAAGTATATTAAAAGAGTTAAAAAGAATGCTAATATAGAAGTAAATAAAGTAAAGCATGATTATAAAGACGATATTCATGCTATTGATTTACTTAAAAATATTTATAAAACTAGATTTAATGAAGAATTAGATGATAAGTATATAAATATATTGAAAGGAGATGAACTATGAAACAGGCATTACATACAGCAATGGTAAACATTATATTACAAGACCCTAAAGATAGATTTTATCTTACATCTATTAAGAAATTTCTAGATAGTATACCACCAGAAAATCTTACAGAAGACCCAGACCTTCAAGAAACTGCAAAGTTTGTAAATAAACTTATAGATAGTGGTATTGATAGTAAACAAGAAGTTCTTTTCCATATAAGTACAGTCCCATATAGTACAATGTTTAAAGCAACTCTCGATGATACAGAGACTTATACAAGTGATTATAAGTCATATCTGCTTAAGTCATTAACTGCAGAATTAATGGTACAAAATATTAGACCTTATATAGATAGTATAAACTCTGATTTAAACTGTATAGAATATGATTATACATCTAAAGAAGGTGCGGATGCTTCTACTCGTATACTTAATTATATACAAAGTCTTAGAGATGTATCTGAGAATATAAATCTTGATATAGGTAAATCTAATATATTAGTAATAGATCCTCTAGCGGAAACAGTTGATAAAACTGTAATGCAAACTGTAACGTCTATACAAGAACAAGCCGCGGAACGTGTTAAAGTAAGTAAACCTATTGATATGATGGTTGGTGGAGGATTTGCTCCAGATACACTTACATTATTTGCAGCTATTACTGGACGTGGAAAGTCATTAATAATGCATAATATAGCACTATATGCTAGTAAAAATAATAAAAGAGATCAATTCGAAACAGACTTAACTCCATGTATACTTTTTATATCATTAGAGCTTACTAGAGAAAAGCTTTTCCGTAGACATCTTGCCTGGTGCGGAGTATCTCTATCAGAAGAAGAAATTAAAAAGATGTCTGAAACAGAAGTTGCGGAACTTATACTAACAGCTTCTAAAAGAATGGGTCTTAATATACCTATTATTTATGTAGAAAGACTTAAAGGTACAGATAGTAAAAAAGATGGATTTACTACGACTAATCACGTAGATGTAGCTAATGAAATATCTAACTATAAAAGAAATGGGTTTGAACCAATTATAGTTATAGTAGACTACGTTGATAGAATGGATGTTACATCATTAAAACATGCTCAACTTGGTATGAGTGGTTCGGATGGTTCTAATGTACTTAGACAAAAATGTAAAGAACTTAGAGATTTAGCAATTGACTATAATATTCCAGTAATATCAGCTATTCAGCTTAATGGTATGGCTATGAGTATGATGGCTGAATGTGAACCATATTATAAATATATAGATATTTTGCAAAATTTTAAAGATGACTGGACATCGTCATCTAAGCAACTAGGTACAGAAGTAGAAACTCTAGTATTCTGTCATACATTTGGTATTAATGAAACAGTATTAACTGAATCTGGTAATGATACTGTAATAACTAATAAATATTTATCAATGAGAGTAATGAAAGACCGGGACGATAATGCTAGATATATAAGAAGTAAACGTGATGATATGTGGGAATCTGCTTATTTATCACATTTAAATGCAGCAAAAGTTGGAAGACCTTATAGTCATTTATTAAAAACATCTTCATTACCTCATGTAGTAATGGCAATGAATGCTTTTAGAATAGTAGATGATGATTGGGGACGTAGTATTACAATGTTCTATCCAGACGAGAATGCAGGTAGAACAGAGTCATATTCTCAAGTAGCGGAAGAAGTAAACGAAGAACAAAAGCTAGAAGAATTATATTCTGAATAATTACATATAATAAGGTAGTGTTATAACAAATATTTAAATATTTTTTATTATTAAAAAAGAAGGAGGAAACAGCATGAATAATACTGTTGCAGGAAAATTTGAAAACTTTGATAAGCTATATTCTAGTGTACCACCTAGAGGTACTGCGGTTATAGCTGAAGAGAATGGACCATTAAATAATATGGTAAATTCTATGGTAAATACAAATATTGCGAATAGCAGATTTGAATTTACTAAAACTATTTTGGAAAGATCTGATAATCCATATGGTCTAGGAAGTGTGATGCTTGATCAAAATAAATATCAAGCTTTACCAGATGGAGTGAAGGGTATAGTTGCAGATGTGGTATCTAAGCTATTAAACTACAAAGATATTAATAATATTGAAGCAGTTTGTAGAGCTGAGATCGATTTGAATTTACTTGATAATATCAATCATGTAAATTACAATGAGCCTAATTTTAATGGTAGTGGAGATAAAGTAGCAGATATTAAAGTTCTTATTGAAAGTCTTGGCGCTTTAGAAATGAGTAAACCATTACTAAATGATCCTACTGGAGCAGTTGGTCCTATTATGGATATGTTAGTGATATTAAAAAGTAGTGGAAATATTGTAGCTTATAATTTAGCATTAGAATTACTAAATAAAATGGAGACTTATGCATCTGTTATAAAAGTTATCAAGAAAGCAGTTTCTGTAAGTAGAAATCTTCAAGTTTCTATGAATATACAAACTGGAATGAACAGTGGTAATGTATCATTTAATAGAAATCTTGTAGCCGGAGCTGGAGAAGCTAATATGTCAATAGATGCTATGATAGGTAATATGACAAATACATTAGTAAATTTAGTAAATCCAGTAGTTCAAGCTAATATGCCACACTTGATGCAAGTTGCTGCATATTTATCTCAATCAATACCAACTCTATTGCAGTTAGATAGTGTTAAAACATTTAATACATTGATAACTCAAGATATGTCAGCACAAATATCACCACAACAGCAAATGGTAGTAGCTGCAGCATACGGTAAATATAAGTCAATATTTGGACCAGATGGGCCAATTAATCATGATTTAAGAATATCAATAGCACTTGGATATTTATCATTAAAGGTGCAAGAATTAATACAAACATCTGCTGGTAAGTTAGACCCTACTATAGTAAATGGATTAGGTCAATATGCTTCTATATTAGATATGATAGCATACGGACAAGTAACCGCAAATGTTCAACCAGAAAAGCTAACTCTTAATGATGCTGTAGCAGCAGATATTCAATCAGGAAAACCTTTCTATACACTTGGATTATACGGGGGAAATATTTTAATAGCAAATGCAGCTAAAAATCTATTTTTAACTAACCCTGTAAATGGACTTCCATTATTACATCCAAAGAATATTATAGAAAGTGCAGGAACAGCATATAATGGAACAAATATAAACCAAGGTATTAATTTTATTATGGTAAGAACATTTATAGAAAAGATACCAATGCTTAAACCTTATATAGAAATAAATAAAGCTCAATTAGACGAACTAGCTCAAGCAATAACATCAGCACTAGTGAGATTACAACTACATGCTTAGTATAGATTTCAATACAGATGAATTAGATGATGATTTTCCTGTATACTATAATGAAGTTACAGGATATGAATCAGATGTTTTACCAACACCAGAACAGTGCGGGGTAGGACTTTCAGATGAAGAATATGCTAAGAGACTTGATAAAGTTCGTTTAATGGAAATGGAAGATAATAATAGAATGAGAAGATGGGAATTGCAAACCTATGGTAAAACTGATAGAGAATATGCATATGGAAAAGATTGGAAATATATTCCACCAGCTCAAGCAATTATAGTAAATAGAGACAATATCGCCCAATATTGGCAACCTAGTAATATAAATGCAGGCTCTAAAACTCCATATGTAATTGATACTATAAATGATATTAAGGATCCTAACGCCCAAGGTGCAGTAATATTTGATAGTAGATCTAATCCAGATAAAACTATGGCAATTGCAGACGGTTCTCAATTTAGAAAAATGACAGCACGTGAAAGACAGGTTATCAATACAGTTGAACGATTATCTAAGGGTAATTGTGGTGTAACATTACAACACTATATTGATATGGAAGAAGCAAGTTATAATCAAATGATACTAAATGGAGATTTTAGTATAAATACAGCATTTAATAAATATATAAACCAAGGAGGTAATAAGACAATGAGTGGAATCGCACCAGATGTTTCAACTTATAAATATGATCCGAAACAATTTAAACAAATTGAAGAAGGATTTAATACAATGTTTAATGGAAAATCTTTTGAAGAAGTAGCAAAATTATGGGAAAATATGTCAAATAATCATGTTCCTTTAAATGCAGCACAAGACGTTTTATTTGGAGGAGCAAAATTAGTACAAGGAGAAAATGGTACATTTCAAAATGTTTCAGCAACACCAACTCCAGTTAATACAACACCAACAGGGAGTTTTTCATTATATACAAATACAGGAGATATTTCTCCTATGGGAGCAGGTCTGCAATCAATGCTTGCATCAACTGCTACACAAAATTCTAATACATATATCCCAACTGCAGCAGATATGGCAGCAGCTAAACAAAAAATGGAAGAGTTAATGGGAACAACTAAGACAGCACAACCAGCTGTAAATCCACAAGTTACGGCAACTGTTAACAATACTCAAGCTCAACCAACAGTTACGGTATCAACTGGTCAACCAGTACAACCTACACAACAAGTTATGAATGATGACCCAGTTGCTCAGATGATGCAAAGAGGAATTAACAGTTATAATCAAGCACAAGCTCAATTACAAGCTCAAGCTGGTGGTCAAGGTAATCCTACAGAAATATTACAAGCATTAATGGCCAATATGGCTAATATGGTAGCACCAGCCGGTCCAGTAGCACCACCACAAGAAATACATCATACAGTATTTACAGCAGGTGGAGTTGATACTAGAGGAACACTTAGAGAACAATTATTAACAGTGAGTGATATGTTACTATCTGGACTTAATTCAAATAATCAAGATATAGCAACAGCATTAAGTATAATAATGGATCTAGCTGGTTTAGATCAAAAAGAATTATATGCAAAACAAAATGTAGGGATAGATTATAATATATTTTCGGTAGTAATGGATCAAATATCTGAAAGAATTAAATATGTAACAGATGGAACAGGGTATTTAATAAACCAACAACTAATCCATTATATTCAAACTACAATTATTAATGGACCTAATAGTTTTATAGAACCATTATATTTTTATGAAATGTTAGCAACATTAGCATTTGAAGGATATATTTCTCTTGCGGATATGCAATTTCCAGAATTGAGAAATAGTTTATTACAGGCAATATTGTATTTCCAAAAGAATCCAATGCCAATAGTACCAAGAGATCAAAATCATCCAGATGGTAGAATGAATATGGTACCAATTATATTTGGACCTAATGGACTTTTAGAAACACAAATGATATATTTAAATAATAATAGTACAACAGGATATCAACCAGTAGCTCCAGTAGCTACACAAGCAGTTTATACTGCACCAAATACAACAATTAATAATCAAGAAATAACTTTAGGAGGTAACAGAATGAATTCAATATTCGACAGATACACACAAAAACAAGCGGTGATGAATACAACGGTAGCAGCAACACCTTATGCATCTTTATATGCAGGAATGCAAGGATTACCAGCAAGTATGAATCCAGCAGCGGCAGGTGCTAATAATTATAATTATATAAATACAGGTTCAACTGTAACTAATACAGGAACATATGGACCAGCAATGTCGCCTAATAATATTTATTTGAATAGTGGAACTGGAAATGCATTTTTAGCAGGAGTTCAAAATATGTTTGGTTATAATCCAAATGCTGGATATGGAGCAGGATATGATAGTGTAATGGGACCAGCAATGGCTAATAGAGTTAATCCAGTTGTAACTACTCAGCCAATAGTTGCAAATTATAATACTTATACACAACCAGTGGCTCAACCAGTAATATCATCTAGATATGCACCACAACCTATTGCTAGTACTACATTATATGGAGCGCCACCAGTAGCTCAACCTCAACAACCACAAATGGATATGATGAGTATGATGGCTATGATGTTAGGTATGATTTCTTCAGTAGAAAATATCAATGGACGTAATGTAATTGATGTTAGAAACTTATTAGGAATATTTGGTGGTGGTGCCGGAGGAGCTGGTATGGTTGAAAGATTTGGTAAATCTCAACCACAAAATACAGGTTTCTTTGGAAATTATGGTAGCTATAATTCATTTGGTAACTCATTCGGTAATACATTCGGTGGAGGAACTTGGGGAGGCAGCTATGGAGCATCTTCTTGGAATAATACAAGACCAGCTGGATGGGGAGGAACTACTGTACCATCTTTTACAGGAAATAGCTGGGGTGGTACAACACAAACTTATAACTCAGGTTTAGGTTTAACATTTGCAGCACCAACAACTACTGGATTAAATCTTAATACATCTAATACACCAGTATTTAATTACAACCCAGCAGCATCTGTTGGAACTGGTGTAAGTAATATGACTTTTAGTGGAAACACTGGAACTTGGGGTGGAAATACAACATTTACAAATAACGCTGGAGGTTTCAACTGGGGAGCTAATAGTGGCAACTGGGGTGGAAATAATGGATTTGTAAATGGAAATAATAATGGTGGCCACTCTATATTTGGTCGTCAAGGTGGGGACAAAATAGCTGCTGCATTAGGATTAAATAAATAAGGGAGGAAATAGAATATGTTAACAAACTTAAATAATAATAACATTTTACAAGGGTTAGCATCAGGTTTACCTTTGTTTATATTAGAATATTTTCCTAGTATTAAACCAGGAGTAGTAATCACACCAAGTGATACAGATAATGCTCCATTAACACCTGTTGCTATATCTATTCAAAGAGGATATATACAAACTAATATAGAAATATCTCAAAATGGTAAAAATCCACAAACTATGACATTTGATCAATATCATGCATCATTTACAGAATATTATAATAGTATTCTAGCACAATTCCAAAGTGCTAATATGAATGTAACTCTTAGTCATATAGGAGTAGAAACTCTATATAAGAATTATAAATCTGTATCTGAGCATTATACTGTAGCTGGATTAGTAAATATAACTGAAGCTAGAGATTATGTAAAACTTGATGTTGATAGTAATATGACAAGTGTTATTAGAAGTATTCCAGAATTAGCAGTATTTGGAGTATCTTATAAAACATTCTGTAGTTCAATTTTAAGGATGTTCCCAGAAATGGATAGTTCTTTATCATTAGCAGGTTCAATAAATGCCTATTCAGAATATATCAAAATGTTTAATAAAGATGATAGAACATTTGCTGACTATAACTTAATACAAGGATTAGATATAACTACATTATCTAATCAAATTGCAATGGCAACTCAAGGTATAGACCCAGCAATAATAAGAACTGCAATAAGAGATCAAAGTGATTCACCTGCATTACAAAACTATATCAAGTTGATGATAAATAATAATATACCTACAAAAGTAGCACTAAATTTATTAGCTTATCATCCTGCAATAATAAATATAGCTTTAAATGCAGTTAGAAGTGCATTGAATTTACCAGCAGATACTGAGCTTAATTTACCATTGATATTTACAATTAAATCTGTAAATACTGCATCATTAGTTGGAACTTTATATTAAAATATTAGGAGGAAATAGAATATGAGTACAGTTTATAATTTAGTAAGTCTATATAAAACAGACATTATGACAGAGTCAGCAACAAGAGAATTCTTAATAGATGTATTGAGAAAGGCGTTTCCTAATTCAAATATCTATACAGGACAAAAGAGAGTCGTTATGACAGATCCTACAAATCCATCTCTAGTATACAAAATAGCATATAATAATGCTGGTATATTAGATAACATCAATGAAATATCAACTTCAGAAGCTCTTAAAGGATTAGCTCAACAAGGAAAATTTAATCCAGATGCATTGAATTGCTTCGCATTATCAATGTTAACACCAGATAATGACCCATTTATCATAGTTCAAGAGTTTGTACAAAACTTTGATGATAATATGGAGTTCAAACAATGGTTAGGAAATTCTGATGTTATTAAAGATCTATCAATAGCTGGAAGTATTAATAATAACCAAGTATTTCCAATCTATTGTAGTAGAGTGCCTAGATTTGTAGAAGATTATAAAATGATTTGTGATGTAATGGCAAACTTCTTTGTACCATCAGATATATCATTATATAAAGAACCAAGAAACTATGGATTTAAAAATGGAAGATTATGTCTTCTAGATATGGGTTCTGTGGTACCATTGCTAATAAATGAACACAATCAACCATTGTATCCAAGATATGGAACATCTGATAAGGTTATGACATATGTAGCATCTTATCTAGATCCATCTCTTACAATAGCAAAGATACAACAAATGAACCCTGGAACTTATCGTGTTGTCGATAATAATTATAACTATGGAAATGCAATCAATGAGTCTGCTTTCTTAATGGAATCAGATGATGCAGTGCATGAATTATATATCAAGCACCAAAATCCATATGAATATAATAAAATGCTTGCAATATTTGGTAAATGGTATTTCCCACAAGTTAATATCAATAACCAAGGTGTTGCCACTACAATTAATAACATTGCAGAATATGCTCAGTCTTTATTCCAATTCTTGGGATTCCAAGTACCTGAAGCAGTATTATGGCCAATGTGGAGAAATTATATCTACAAGAAGTCAGCAATGTATATTACAATATGTCCAAGAATAGTTACAATGGGTATATATCAACAAGCTGCAAATGGTCTTTTTAAGATTCCATTCTCACAATATGTTGAACTAATTAATACTGAATTTGCTTCTAAGGGAGTAAATCTTCCAAGACAAATCTTATTAAATTTATCATCAATTCTATATGTAAAACAAGTTGCTCTTAATTCACAAGATCCAGCTAATGTTTTATATCAATTATACCATAGCACTCCAGACCAATTCATGCAAATATTTGCTCAATTAACTGGAGATCAAAATCAAAATGACATTTTCCTATTATATAATGCAACTATGGGAAATTTATAGGATGTGATGAATATGTTAGATAGAATGTTGAATGAGGGAGTCCTTAAAATGTTTAGAAAGTCTAAAAGAGATAGAGGAGAAGTGATCAAAAAGCACTTCTCTGAATTCTCAGACTATTATAAAAATTGGTTAATGACTACATACAATACACCAGAAATAATAGAATTAACTAGAGAATTTGAAGAATTCCATAAAGGAGATCTATTATTAAGAAAGATGTTTTACGATGCTCGTAGATTCTTATCTTATAATAGATTTTGCTCTAAACAGTATAGAATTTATGCTACTGTTTTATATGTTATGAATAGAAGAATACCAGAATTCTTAGCAGTATATAATACTCCAATTGGTAAATTCTTAACAGAAAATGGTAGCGCTAGTCCATTATCGCAATGGAATGAGCATTTACAAATAATGAATGATTTCCTAGATAGATTTACATCAGAAAGAAATCATTACTTTATATCAAATGACTTCCAACATTATTCTATTGCCGAACAATATATGATTGCGAATGAAGTAGAAGAACTACTTGCAGCTAAAGATGGGTTATACCCATTAAATAGAAATAATGTTAACTAGTTTTGATATACTACCAAACGTGGGCCTTCGGGCCCACAATGGTATTTTTTTACCGAAAAATTTAAACTCATTATCGAACAATCACCTGTTAAAATCAACTAAAATAACAATAATTTTTACCAAAAGGAGGTTAAAATGACGTGGAAAAAGGTAGAAATTGACAAAACCGTCGATCATATCATACTAATTCAAAACTCTAGTATTATACCAAATTCTTTGGTTTATCTTAGCTTTACTACTGCTAATACAGCAGATGAAAATAATACATTTATGCTAACTGGACCAAACCAATGGGAAGGTAGAATTAAAGCTGGAACTAATCTTTTTTATGCTGAAGAACACGGTGGTGAATTTACATATTCTGCATTTCCTATAGAAAAATTAGAAAACTATAATATTCCTACTGAACACAAAGATATACAAGCTATGAGACAATCTATAATTTGTCCAGAAGGTTCATATTTTGTTATACAGAATAAAGATGTAACACCTTTTAGTATATCTATAGTTGGAGAAGGTCAGTTTATTCTTACAGAAAACCAAATGTTATCATTTACATTTGCAAATGAAAATACAGTTGTAGTTCATGGTACTGGTCAAAAAGCTTCGTATATGATAGCAGAAGCACCATCTTTAACACAACTATCAAAGGAAGTACAAGATAAACTTAATGAGATATTCACGTCTCATAAAGAAGTTCTTAAGAAGGTTATTATGAGAGAAGAGTTTACTAAATTTAAACGAAAAATGGAATGTGGTAAATGGTCTGATGCTCAAACTTTGAATGGTCTTAAAATATCATTTAAAAGTGATCCTTTTTATGAATCTGATTGGCTTAATGATAAGGCGGTTGTCGATATTATAGCTAATATTAAATATTTAAATAATGGTGTAGAAAAACATGCACTTTTACAATGTACTATTAATATGATCGATGCTGATAATATAGAATTATTAAATTATTACTCAGATGATATTAATATAAGACAAAATCTTAGAAAAATACACTTTGCTTATCAAAATCCAGTCGATATTCAAACTGATAGTGGTGTTTTGGAAATTACGGGGGAATTAGATCCTGCATTTATTCCAATGGTACAAACTACTACGAGTAGAATAAGAACTGATAATATAAAATGGAAAGAATTAGGTCCTACTATAATAGCTCCTACTAAAACTATAATACTCGATGTATTCCGTATAAATGAAATGATAACATTTTCAGATGAAGAATTTTATCAAACTAAAATAATTGCTAAAATAGACCATAAAGAAGCAGATCTTTTTGCTAAATTTATGGAATATAGTGATAATTTTACTATAGCATTTGCTAACGATGAATATTCATTAGTTTCTGATAGCGGAAATACATTTGTAAAATATAATAAACTTAGTAAGAAATTAACTGCACAATTCCCTACAATACCAGATCTTACTAGACCTATATGTTTTAATATTATTAATACTAAGAATCCAATGCAATCTTATACTATTAATATGCTTTATAGTACGTCAGCTACAGATATAGTAAAAGGATCTCCTTATACAGTTTGTACTTATACTATGTTTGAAAATAGATTTTCTGCTGCAATTTATGATAAATTCTTTAAGAGATTAGTAGATGAAGCAGGAACTGAAACTAAAATATATAAATTAGCATTTAAATACTAAAGAAAGGAGAAGAAATGGCTGATAGACATTATGTGATCAATGAAAATGATATTCAAAGGTTTATCAAAGAACTTTTACATGAACGTAATGTATTTACAGATACTACCATAAATTTAACTGGTATTGATGTTTCTGTTAGAAAAATGCTTACAGAAATACAAGAATTACAAAATAAACCAGATCAAATTAAATCTTATCTTATAGCAGATAAAAGTATCATATTTAAAGTTCCTAAAAGATCTAAAGATAGCTTAGATATATCAATAGATGCTCTTACTACAAATGATAAAACGATTAGTTTCTCAGTACATATTCCATCTCAGTATGTACACCAATTAAGAGATACTCCTTTCGTTACTTATGCTAGTAAGTATACATTAGATACAATGCAAACTATAAGTACTATAGTTGATAATAAATCTAATACAGATTATGATTTTATAAAATTATCATTTCCTAGAGATATAACAGCTGGTGTTTGTACACTTATAAGTGCAGACCGTTATATTGAGAAAAATGATACTTTAAGTCCAGTATTTGCAGGTCTTGAAGATGAAATTAGTTCTGAACCGCCAGCAATTAAACAAGATATACCATCTCCAGAACTTTTAGTTAGATCTCACTCAATCAAATGGGTAGAAGGTATTAAACGTTCTGATTTTGTATTATTAGAATTAGCAAAATTAACTAATAGTGATACTTTATATCATGTTAGAGATGATGATAAACAAGATAACTTAACATTTAAGTTTAATTCTAGAGAAGAAGCTCGTAGAATAATTCCAGAATTATGGAAAACTATTCCGACTCTTTGGAATTTAGTTACATTTGAGTTTGATGACTCTGTAACTAATATAGATAGCCTATTTTCAAATTCAGTACCTGAAGGTGAAACTGAAGCTACTTTTTTTACTACAAATTGGCCTAAATTACCAGAAGGAATAAATCGTAGTATTCGTGCAATAACTGGTAATAATATTACTTCTGCTCAAGGATTGTATGAAGGTACTAAAATCAGTGGTATTTCTAATGGATTACTAAAAGGAATGCCTAATTTACAGAATATAGATGCAGCATTTGCCAATATTAGAGACATTGTAACTCAACCATCGGTGGATCTAATTAGAGATAATAAAAAGCTTATTTCTGCAGAAGATTTATTCTATAATAGTAATATAACAGAAGATCCTGGATATTGGAAACTTAAAACATTTGATACATATCCTAATCTATTAAATTATATGACTGATACACCTGCAGCTAGAGATATTACTCAATATATTCCATGGCCATATGCAACACCTACTGATGGAAATGTTAAATTTCTTACATGGTTAAATGTAAAACAGTTTAGAGATACATATCAAGCTATATTTAATGATATTTCCACAGAGTCTGATAAATTAGTAAATTTTGAAGGCTATGAATTTGAAATTCTTGAAGGAAATCTAGATGAAATGTTTTATGGAACTTCTATAACTAAACTTCCTAATAATGTAAAAGCAGTTAATGCGAAATCTGCTAAAAGATTTGCTAAAAATGTTACTACATTAATTAATACTGCTAAAACTATGAGAGTATTTGAAAAATGTCCTCAATTAACAGATATAACTTCAGCATTTGAAGGATGTACTGGTCTTACTGAAGCTGGAGACTTTATTGGTGCATCTGATACTATATCTATTTATGATGCAGTATTTAAAGATTGTATCAATATAGATTTTAATACATTAGCAGAACCATGGACTTATGCAGGTCTTGATGGCTACCCATTAGATGTTCAAGGTGTTGATGGTTATAAGAATATTCCTAATCTTCCAGAATGGGTCCCAATTGAATGGGGTGGAAGGGGAATTGGTACTAAAATGAATGCTATTCGTAGTGTTACTCCAATCGTAGAGTATTGCTATGAAGGAGATGATTATATTACTCTAGATCTTAAACCAGAATTTAAGAAAATTGGAGGAGTATTTGACATATGTATGGTAGATGCTACTAAAAGAACTACCATTTTAGAAAAAGATAAAAGATATAAATTTAGAGTTACTGTTGCAGAGCCAGGACGTAAGTTTATAATAGGACTTAATAACTTTAGTTCTAAAATAAAACTTACTGCTAGAGATTGTATTAGAGTTAGATATTTGGAACCTAAAGATCCATCTAAACCAGGTCTTAAAAAGATATGGTCAGATTTTGTATATCAAACTCCAATAATACGTACAAGTGCTAAACCTAATGGAATTGCAACTCCTCTAAGTTACACTACGTGGGAGGATTAAGATGAATAAATTAACATTAAAAACTACACGTGATATGGTAAATGAACCTGTATTGGTTCATATTATGAGATATGATGATGATTTAAAAAGATTGGTAAATATATATGGTTATGAATTTTCTGCTATAAATTCAGTTGGAAAAATTATAACACTAGATCTTGGTACTGATGAAAAGAGTAAAACTGGTGAAGATAATGTTCCTAAAATTCCATATGGAGCAGTTCTTAGAGTAGAATGTCCAAAGGGAAGTGATCCAGTATTTATAGAAGATATGCTTTCATTAGATCCTAATAAGAATGCTGCTATATTTGCTAGAGAATTCCCAGATGAAATATCGAACGTTGAATCTGTTACTAAAACGGATGATGGATTTAAAGTAGTACTTAAAGAAGCACTTGCTGGTAATCTAGAACTTTATGAAGTTAGCAATAAAACTAGTCCAACTAAAGTTATACAAAAATTATTATTACCGACATCTGCTGGTAGTACTATATATACATTTACACCAACAGATCCAATAAATATTGCTTCTAATATTGTATCAGTTAGATGGACTATAGCAGATTATAGCTCTCCAGCTGGTGTAAATGTTACTGCAATAGATTTAGCTTCTGCACCACGTATAGAAATTACTAATATAAGTTTCAATAATGGTTTACTAGAAATAAGTATTAATAATATGGATAGTAATAAACCTTATACAGCAACTGAAGCTGATGTATATTTTACAGATAATGACGGAAATGTTGAAGTATTACGTGGAACTGTAAGAAATGATGCTATTAGCGGTAAAGGAAAAATAACATTTACTCAAGCAACTAGTACAAAACTTAATGATATTAAGAATACTGGTAAAGCTAATGTAGTATTAATTGGTGAAGTAAATAATAAAGTAGACTATAGTTATAATATAGCTTCATTTAAATCTAATGCAAATGGTATTACAATAAATTCCGACGATATAACATTCAATGATGCTGGAACTAAGATGACTTTCTTAGTAAAAGATGAAAAGAATGTAGCTGGAGCTACTGTTGGAATTTCTGTAATAACTAATGACTATATAGCTGGTAAATTATTATATAATACTCCAGTTATAACTAGAAAAACTGTAGGAACTGATAATTATTGGGAAGTTGTAGTTGATAATATAAGAACTATTCCGGCTGATAAGCTTTATAAGACTCATGTTGAAATAACTTATATGGAACCTAATAAACTTCCTCAAATAGTTAAAGACAAGAAAATAGTTAAGCCTGGACCTGGTGGAACTATTGAAGAAGGCGGAGTTAAGCCGATGACTGACGTAGTAGTCGTATTTGATGATAATACTGGTAATCTTAAAGTAAATATGACAGGTCAATATAATATACAAGCTGATCAATCTTATAAAATTAGAGACATAGAACTTTCCAATGATGATCAAGTGGTATATAGTCACGGTAGAACAGAAACTATTACTGGTACGAATGATATAAATATTACTACTAGATATAATAGTAATACTGGAGTTATAGATACATTAAGTTTTAGATATAGCTATGCTAATAAAGTATGGAGTCCAATACAAGACGTAGAATGTCCAAATGCTTATAAAGAACATATAGCAAGACTTACTACTAGAATAAAGAATAGTAAATACACTATATCTGAAAATAATTTAGTTATAGATAGTAGTCCATTTATTCCAATGCCATCAAGTGTTATAGCTCATAAAACTGTTAAAGGGAATGTTACAAATATTGAATCTTCTAATATAAATATCAAGAATAGAACAGTAATGTTTAAACTTGGTACATTTGCTGCATCAACTGAAGATGAAGAACTTAATGGATTTAATATTAAGTTTACATATGTATATGATACTACTAGTATAGAATTAGTAAAAGAATTTAAGCAAACTGTTGAATCTATAAATGTAGATAAAGTAAAGACTACTAGATGGAGTATAGTTAAGCCAGAGGATATGTGGGGCGAATGGTTAGAACCATTTGTTGGTCCATCTGATCCTGAAATGTTTAATAAGAATGAATATGGTAAGGTACTAAAATCAGTGCTTGGTAAAGTAGATCCTGAAAAGTATTTTACTGAAAATAGTATAAATCTTATAATGAAAACTAATGGTAATATATTAGATAACTATCCTATATTAAAAATGCAAGAAGATCTACCATTAAATAAAGATGCTACTGATATATGTTGGTGTGCTAAATTTAAAATTAGTGCAGCTGCAGATGGGTATATGTTTAAATATGATGTTAAGGATATAAGACTTAAATGCGTATTTAATCTACATGGGACAGAAAAAACTACATTTATTAAATTTAAAACTGTAAAGAAACTTATAGATACAGTAGAATGTATAGATCCATATTTAGTAAATGAAAGTGGTACTGAAATAAGTATGCAAGATTTTAATATCTATAGTGACAGTATTATAACAGGTTTGCCATTAATAACTAATGATAAAATTACTACATTAGGTAATATAAATACATTATATACTAATGGTAGAAATTCTGGTTTATTTAAGAATACTAATATATATGAACACGATTTCAAGTATAGTAGATGGGGAGACCACCCACAATTATTCCCATTTAGTTTAGTTCTAGCAGATGTTAGCAAAATAAATTTCTTTAAAATTTATGATATAACTGATGACGGTACTATAACTGCAGCTTTAAATGAACTTAGAGATGCTAAATATACTATGAATTATGCTGATGTTGGAATTAAAGTAACTCCTGAGATTACTTTTAAAACAAATCAAAAAGTAGAATTAGCTCAAAAAGTATTTAAAGATAAAGCTCAATCTAAATATGAGGAATTAAATAATATTATACGTGAAGTTGGTGTTACTTCTATGAATACTGTTACTCCTATGTATAATAATTATATAAATGAACCAATATTAGAGACANGGCATGAGAAGAGGACTAACTCCTGTGTTTAGTAATATGACATTTAAATTCAGTCCAGACTTTAAGAAACTACACTTTGACCAAGGTGTAGAATTTAATTATATGATTGGTAATGTACTACCATGGACTGAAATTTCTGATAAATATACTAGACTTAGAGATAATGTAAAAATTACTCACTTAAAGATAAATTATATCGGTAAAGCTTTAGTAAATGGAAAAGATATATTAGAATTTAATAATGATGAAATATTGACTCTTAATAGTTTTAGTAAAGATGATATAAACTCTAGAACCAGATATACAAAAGCTACTACTAATGCTTTGAATATCAGCACTAATAGTACGGCCACATCTGGTAATAGAAGAAGAGATATGGTTCATTATAATACGGGAATGGTTTCAGCTAATGATGGTAAACATATACTATTCAATACAGAAAATACAAATTTCCCTGTTATGGAATTCCTAACTGGAACAAGTGTATACGGTAAAGAAAATTATCAAACAGGTGCTACAAATCATAATGTATATACTTACCCTAAAATACTTAAGAACTATAAACAGATGATTAAGAATATTGATGGTGGTAAATATATATTTGATAATACTAGTATACCTAAAGTATTAGATAATATATATTTAAATAGAGATTTAATGCTATATAATAGTTATTATGAAATAGTACCATTTGCTAGACAAGAATATGCGAGTGCTAACTTATTAGCTAAACCTCTAATATTATTAGCATCATATGGTGTAGATGATAATATGTTAACAGATTATCAAAAATGTTTCTATAACCAAATACCACACTATATATTTACAACTAGTGGAAATATAAATGATCCTGCTAATAAGGAAATATTTAACTATCGTGAACTTAAAAATGATAGAAATGATTATGTAATTAGATATCAAGTTAAGTTCGAAGGAGAAAATGAATTTAATCCTGCCGAATTAGTATACTATTTATCGAATGATGCTATATCAAATAGTTTATTAGATCCACTTCCATTAACTAAAGAACAAAGTAATCTTACTAATAGTTCTAATATATTAAACAGATATGATTTAATTAAAGTTATAGAAGGAACTGATCTTATATATACCATTGATAGAGAATCTTCTTTATGGAGTAAAGATATAGAAACTATACAAACTAATAATTATAAATATAGACCAACTGATGTAGAAAATAGAGCTGATCAATTTGATAGTGTTAATGCATTAGCTGATGCGTATGTTAGATCAATAATAGTTTATCATGATGAATTCGAAGCTATTTATACAGATAAATCAAAATCACCTTTTGATGTAGCTAGAAATTATTTAGATACTCATACCGACCATAATATAACTCCAATTGATTATAATAATGAAGAGCTAACGCATAAAAAGTATGCGGATAGTCTAACTGGTGACCATATACTACCAAAATTATTTAATTTTATACCAGTATATATTGACTCCGATGATCGTGGAATAGTAACTTATCAAAAGATATTAGAATATTCATTATTCTATACACCATCATATACGATAGGTGAATATTCTTACGGTCAATCTAGAGTTAAATATACAGATGATTATAGAAAAATACGAGTAGGTAGATTTGTATTCGATCTAGACCAAACAAAGAAATTAAAGTTATATACTGAAATAGTATTACCACCAGATCATACTTATCCTAGTATAACTACTAATAAAAATTTATTTGAACACAATATAATCAAATTAGAGTCTAAGGTTATAAACTTAACTGATCTTAAAAATTATGGTAATAATATAAATGCTGCATCGTTAGTTTCTTTAAGTAAAAATGGAAGTGGGTCTATGATTGCTACTGTAGAAAAAGTTGCAGGATTAGATGAAGTTAGAAATTATTTATATGATAAATTAACTCCAGATGAAAAAGATAGATTTTATAATAAGTTAACTCCTACTAAGATATTTGATGATTTAAGTTCTTGTAAGTTGAAGATAAAAGAAATTCCAGGAATGGAACGATCAGGTATTAGTTTATCAGGTGGTAATGGTAATAGTAGAGTAATAGAAGAGAATATGATATCTTATACACCTGGACGTGCAGTTTCACCGTCTAGACCAGATTTTATACATGAATTATCATATTATTCTAAAAATTGTACTCTTATATTAGAAGGTCCTGACACTTATAAAGAATTTAAATTTAATGAATTAAATACAGACACATCATTACTAACTATTAACGATAAGGAATTTATTAGAGACGTAGCTCGTGCTGGAATTTCAATGGAAAACGCTAATACTTTAAATGTAAATCTTAATAAGAGTTTCTATATAGCAGAATCTGTTGCAAAACCTGACTGGGTTAAATTAAATATTGGTATTGGAGATTTTGTATATCCTATAATGTTCTCTAAAGTTATCATACCTGAAGAAAATAAGAAATATCCATTGTTAAATATCTATAACTATAAAATGATGATAGATCCTGAATGGTATGATAGACTTAAGAGTAGTTCTAGATTATTAAAAGAACAGATAGATATATTGGCATCTAATATAAAACATGTTTTAGATACTTATACAGTTGGTAATGATATACCAACACATGATTTTAGATTTGCAACATTTACATTCTCATATAATGGAGTAAATGTTTTTGGTTCATATAATGAGACAAGTAATGGATTGATATTTACTGGAAATGGTATTAAAGAAAGTGCGGTACCATTCCTAAGATCAATTTTAGCTACACTCGTATCAAAGGGACATAATGTTTAATTAAATTAGAAAAGGAGGTTAGTTTATATGATTCTAGATCCTATAAACTCAAGAGATAAGAGAGTTTGGGATATATTAAACACTTTAGTTTTGCCAGTATCTTTCAAACCAGAAGTACCTTTAGATGATATAAATAAAGTACTCAAAAGTGCTCATGAAATGGCTGTTAAAACTATGCTTAATGACCAAGAAACTACAAACTTACTTGGTAATACGTTTGCAGACTCGATTAAAGACTCATATTTTGAAAGTACAATACAAAATAAATACGGTTTAATTACCCTTAAAACTATTGAGGGGGTTAGTTCTAGATATATTCTTTCTAACCTTCTTTTCTATATAGAAAAAAATAGTGTATTTGATTATGTATATACAATGATAACTCAAGAATATACAATACCACTTATTAAGAAATATCGTGAACAGACAGAGAAACTTACATATATGGAAGTTGAGAATAAGGCAATTGACACAATTCAAGAAGCTACTAAGAAACTGTTGTATGCTATGATGGTTTCATATGATTTTGACTCTATTAGAGAAGCATGTCAAGAAATAACAGATACTAATCTTAGAGATCCTGAAAAGAGTACTACTATTGTAAATACACTAAAATTTAGTGAATTATTATCACCAGATTTCGTATATGATCTTGCTCTTAATCCTCAAAATTTATCGCATAATGAAGATAAAATACGTAAATATATTAAAGATGTAGAATTAATACATTTATCACAATCTTACTTTAAATTTTATAAGAATGTATGCAAACGTAGTGATGCATATCGTATTAAAGATGAAGCTGAACGTACAAAGAGAGAGCGTGATGCATATCATTCTATAGTAGGAGTTAGATGTGATGGACTTAATTCTGAAGAGATAGAAATTCTTAATAAGATAATTATGGAAAATATCTTTATAGATAAATATAAAGATATAATAAATAATTCTATAATACTTAGAAATATTAAAGACATTATATTCGATCATAAGCATATAAATGATATCGTTACAATAGATAACGATGCCGTTTATTTTACAAGTACTGATGGTAAATCTAAACCTAGAGTCTTTTCTTATAAAAATAGAATTCCTAGCGACGATGTAGATGAAGAAGAGGAAGGAAAACTTAAAGGTGTAGATGATATCGACGAAGAAGAACAAGAAAGACTTATGAATGATGATGTTACATTATCGGCAACTGGTGTTGGACCAGATACATTTAATCAACTTTATATAAGTAATGGATTTTCTAGAGATCTTCCTAAAGGACCTCTGGAACGTATACACCATAGAAGGCGGACAATAAATAGATTAATGAATAAATTCCGTTCCAATTATAAAGTAATGACTGAATGTAGTATTTTGGAAAAAGGAGACTACTATGAAGGTTTTAGATATTATAAACCAAATGCTGCTAATAATGGAATATTTAGAACTAATAATGATGAGATATTATTGTATGCACTAATCGAACTTGAAACCAACTACAAACGGAAACGGGCCCATATAGATAAAGAAAAATCTTTACGAAGAGCTAGTATGGACCTCAAAGGAGGTAGATTTTAATGTTCGTATGTCCATATAATTACGAACTTAACAAAATAAGGAAAAGACTTCCAGTAGTAGATTCCTTTGAAAAGAAATCATCTTCTTCTATATTTAGTTCCGCAGTATTCGGAGTTACAGAAGAAGAGCTACAAACGAAGTCTGCTCTTATAAACTTAGGATGTTATGTATTTAGACCTCTTGTATTACAAGCTTTTTCTCGTATAAATCGTAAATATGTTCAATGTGCAACTTCTACTGGTAAAGAGTTTTATTTCCGTAAAGGAGTTCTTTATGAAGTGGATGAAACTTATCAAGAACAGCCAGATGATGTTGTAGGTTATGGTCCTGTATTTCTTTACAATAACTGGAATAATATTGATAAAAGACAGTTCAAACAGGAACATGGACGTATATCGAATAAAGAGCTTAAGCTTTCTATTGCTAAACTTACACGTGACCAGCTATTTACTAATTATATATATGTAATTGCTCTTGCTTTCAGAAGTGAAAATCTTGAGAATGGTCGTACGGTTAATGATTGGAATGTATTATATTCCGAGATTATACGTGCATCTAATCAATATAAGATGATGAAGGCTGGAGTTGCTGGAGTGCGTGTAGATTTACGTGATATGGAATCTATAATTCAAAAAGCAGTATTAGATCTTGGAGATTATATTAAAGATACATACTTTGGACCACATGGAATTGGTAGAGAAGAAATACTTTCACGTAATGTAGATAATGGTGCCCGTATGGTTATCATTCCTACTGTATGGAAAGAGAAGAAACTTCGTCAAGCTCGTATTGGAATGCGTGCTTCCGGAGTTCCAATCCAGTTCTTACTTCCAATGTTTAAAGAGACTATTATAAAGTTCTCGTATACTTTAATAGAAGATCTATTTAATGCTGGTCTTTTTGAACCTAGAGTTACAAGAGATTTCTTAGCATATTATGACATAGAATTTCTGTCTAATGCGATTACTAATATGAGTGACCCTCACTTTAGAGTTACTGATTTCCCTGCAATAAAATATGATGGTTCCTTTACACATATTAAGCTAACTTTTACTGTAGACGAAGACGGAACTGAAACTAAAGTGACTAAGCCATTGTCGTGGACAGAATTCTTTTATATAGTTGTAGAGACTTATGCTAAACTATACGATACTCGTATGATTGCTATTACGAGACCACCAGTAGATAGTATGACGTCTCTACAACCACAAAGACCAGTATGTCTTACATTATCTCCTAACTTAACTAAAAAAGTTACAGTTATGAATAATAAATATAATGATTTTCCGTTAATTACGGAACAATTAAAAGCTAGATTCCAAGATCAAATATTTGATAGTGGTTCTAGACTTGTTGCATCTATAAGTACAGGAATGAATGCTAAAATGGTTGGCCCGTATACAGTAATGTGTGCGTGATAAGTGTGTTAAAAGCTGGGAGTCCCTAAAGCTTTATAGCCTATTTAAAGCGATTATAGTCATATAGGAGACGAAAGTCAGAAACAAGTATAAAGATGTCACATGGTGAAATAAAAGCCTCTCAAAACGGCTATGAGAGGTCCTAAATGACGTTTACAATGGGTAATCAGCACTAATATATTAAGGAGAATAAAGTATGGTAAATAAAAATATTTATGTATCTGGAAGATATTACAATAATTATTACATATTTAAAGAAGATTATGTAATCTTACAAATGATTAGAAAAAGAGATTTAGTTATTACAGAAACTATTATAGATATAGATGATGTTAATAAATGTAAAGAACTTATATGGTATCCACATAATGATAAATCTCAAGCTAGTCATTTAATTTATATTAGAAATAAAGATAAACATAGATTACATAGGTATATAATCGGTGAAGATAAAATCGAAGCTGGTAAAGTAGTTGATCATATAAATAGAAATACTTTAGATAATAGAAAATCTAATTTAAGAATAGTAACAGTATTTGAAAATAATCAAAATATTGGAATGAATGGTAGAAATACATCTGGTGTTAAAGGTGTATTTTACGATAAGCATAGATCTAAATGGGTAGCTAATCTATATCGAAATGGCAAAACACATTTTGTCAGATGTGATACATTAGATGAAGCTATTAATGCTAGAATAAAATTAGAAAATGAAATCAAAATAATATATTAGTTCAACGACTATTCCTGAAATGGAAGTACTGACTAAGTAGTTGGGAAAAGCACACACCCTACTCAATATTGAGAGGGATTGATCTAGTCTGATCACTCATATGAAAGTATGAGCAAGTTATTAACTTGGTATAGGAGTAACGCCCTATATAACAATAGTTAGACCACGATGGCGATACTTTAATGTATAAGCCCATCAATTCTAAAGAAGCCGTAGAAGATGCAAGAAAACAACAAAAATCACCTTTATTTGTATGTAATTATGATGGTTCTTTAGCTCGTAGAAATCCAGGTAAGGACTGTAACCAAACTTGGTATTCTGTTTCTAGAGATCCTAAACCATCAGATAAAGCTAAACCTGCTAATATGAAGCATCCATTTATTAAACACCTTATAGGTCTTACAAATGGAGAAATGGACCTAGACCTTATGTATAAATCTTGTATGAGATATGAAATCGATGAGGATCCAGAAGTTAGTCTTTATGATAGTATTACAATAAAAGATAGAGGTAAAACTATAAAAACTACAGTGGGAAGACTTATGCTTAATAAGTGTATGCTATTCCCTGTAGCAAACCATCCGAAATTCTCATTTCTTAATGAAGTGTGTAACTGGAAAAAGCTTAGTAAAATATGGCGTAAAGCTGTAAACTATGCATTAGAAGGAAGTCTTACACAAGACGATGTATTAGATTTAATAGAATCATCAAATGAGTTTGGTCTACGTTTATCTACAGTAGTAAATGCTAGTATAAATGAAGATATGATGAATCCAGATGATGAATTTACTGAATTTAGAGATAAAACTATTGCTGCTGCTAAGAAAGAATTTGAAAAACATGGAGATTATGCTATTTTAGAAAAAGCAGAAAATGAAGTAGTAGAATTTGCAAAGAAACACTTTAAAGATAATGATATGGCAGAACTATATGATTCTGCTAACAAGGCTAAATGGGGAAATGACTTTAAGAATCTTAACATTGTAATGGGTAGTATGCCAGACTTATCTGGAGGAAAACCAGTATATATAGATAATGCATTAGTTGATGGTATTGATAAATCATTTTTACCTAATATAACAAACGTTGCTATGATAGGAGCAATGGATAGAGGACTTAATACGGCATATGCTGGTACTATATATAAAGATTTATCGCATGGTCTCAACCATATACAAGGACTTACGCATGACTGTGGAACTACAGAAGGTAAAATGTTTAAGTCTGACGATGAATTTGATTATGTAAATCGTTATATAATTGAAAATGGAGAATCTATTCTTGTTACTATGGATAACGTTCATAAATATGTAGGTAAAACAGTTAAAATGCGTTACCCTTTAACATGTAAAGAAAAGAATGGCCATTTCTGTAGAAAATGTCTTGGAGAATTTATATTTAAAGCATTACAACAAGATACAATTCCAATTGGAGTTTATATATCAGAAGTAGGTTCAAACTTATTGAACGTATTAATGCAATCTACACATAACTTAGGTTCTAAGATGTTCCGTATTAAAGACTTTAATAAATATGTATATCCAGCTGGAGCAGATCTATTTGAACATAAGATAGACCCAATAACAGATATGGAAAAAGTTTACTGTAAAACTGATATTAAATGGATACTTCCAGTATCAGCTATAGAAGCAGTAGATACATACTATAAAGTATTAGCACACGGTTCAATTTTAGACAGTGGTGATGGAAAACAACATACAATCGTATTTGGTTCTGATGTAAGTACAACTCCTACTGAAATAATTAGACCTAAACCATCTGAAGGTGAAGATGAACCTTTAGATAAACACGTTATATTCTGTTATAAGAAAGGTGATTGCTTCTTAAATACAGTAAACTCTGTAAGAAGTAATATGACTGTATATCGTATGCTTAAAGTGTTCTTAGGTGGAAACTTATCTAATTTAGTTCCAGTGGAAACTCACTTAGATACATTGAAGAATAACTTCTTAGCAAACGTAGATCTTGGAGCAGCAGACTTATCTCTAGAAATACTTGTAGCAAGTCTTGCTAGAGATGCTGATAATCCAAAGAAACCTGCTAGAGAAACTGGAAGTAAAAAGTATATATTTGCTTCACTATATGAACTAGCAGTTATGGGAGGAACGTTTAATGCTGTATTTGGACCTGATGCTGGTAAAGCACTTATGATTACACTTGCTAAATCAGAACAGGAACAAACAGAAACAGTTTCTCCATTAGAAAAAGCTCTTAGAAGCTAATTATAATGCGTTTAAACGGCTTTATATGCCGTTTTTACGCTTTCTATATAAAAGATGATTAATTATACCTCTATATGGTATAGAATCTCTTAACACACGCTATAAACGCGTCATAATCGATTTAAATGGAGGTTAAAGATGCAACTCGTAGAAATAAAAGTTAAAACTAGCCCACATGGAAATAATAAGTTTATATCTTTTGATTTACAATGGATATTATACGCAATTCCTACTGCTTATAAAACTTTACATATAGAAAAAGGTACTTTTAACAGTAGAAGTATGAAACATTGGACTGCAGATGAGGATGTTCAAGTAATAGATAAAACTAAAGATGTAAAACTTATACTTAAAAATGGGGACGAGATCGTTGTAGAAGGCGAATGGTTCCAATATATAACTAGAGCTGCAGGACATTCTGCATATAATCCTAAATATTAGGAGGAATAAATTATGGCTTCAACTGCTAAATTAGTAGACCATCGTTTACAAATTATGTATAGATTACTAAATAATTTAGTAGTCAAGCAAGAACATAGAGCGAACGAGGACCCAAATGAAGTTGTATATGCACAAGAATTTGAAGCATATATGGCTGCACTAGAACAGTCTGATACATTATATGATTATACTGGTAAGGTAAATGAAACTTTATTACGATATCATAAACCAGATATTACTAGTGCTGAAATAGCTGATATTCAAAGTGATTTTAGAAAATTTTATAGTATATTTAATTTTGAAGAACAGCTACAATTAATGACAGAACTTAGAAAAGAAAGACTTTTATCTTATATAGAAGGAAATAAGTATTATAGAATGTTATTAGGAGTACCACCTTTAGGTACAGCACCTGAAGATTTTGTATATTATAAAGGTACTCCTGTACATACTATGACATATGGAGAGATATTAAAGTTAAAACGTAGTGGAGCATTAGATGTACTTATACAAGAACGTCCTGATGCTGAATATCTTAATTATATAGATAAGAAAATAAATCTAATAGAAGCACGTAGAGCAAGGCAATTTGAAGTATTATGGACTCCTAAAACGGACGAAGCTAATGCTTATCGGGAAATGTTTAATAAGGAAAGACGTGTATGGATGCAAACGTATCATCAAACTTATTTAACTGAAAGTACAGACTTTAATGAATCTATAGAACTTACTACTATAAAAATGAGAGCTATTATATATTATTTTATAAATATATATACGACTCCACTTGGTAAGACAAGTTTTACTAGAGAAGAATCGGAAGATTTATATAAAATGTATGGTCTTACATTCCCACAAAATATGCCAGATTCTTATAGAAATGCTACTACGTATGTATTAAACTATCTTGTAATGTATAAAGGTACTAACTATGTACTTGAATACATAGCAAGAAAGATATTCTCTGGACTTAATTTGTATAAATATTTTATTAGAAAGAGAAGAAAACCAGGTGTAATAGAAACCCCTGGAATGAAATATGATGATTTGTATGATGTGGAATTTATATTAAAACCATTCCGTGCTGTAAATCCATATGATGATATATCAAATCAGAAAGAAAAAACTTATCTTACTGATGACGAGAAGATGAGACGTAACTTTACTAATATAGAATACGAAACACCATCTTATCAACAAAAAGAAGATAAAGAAATGATTTTAACATATGATGAAGTAAAGAAACTTGACCCTAGATGGTCCGATAGTGAAGCATTAAAGAAACGTGTATTTGAAGAACCATTCTCTTATATAGAATCTAAATATCTTGGTATAGATAATATATTAGATCTTAATAATGTTACAATTGGACTTTCTGTAGTTCATAGATATTTCTTACATCATCGTGATATATTAAAGAAATATGAATTAACATATCAATCTAATGGTTATAATGTGAATTTCTGGGATTTATGGGTATTTTTTAATGCTATGGTTACTTATAGTATGGGAAGATATCTTCTTAAAGATTTTAAAGATGCTAGAATAAATCCTAGACCTGGTGACGTATTAGATAGAGTAGATAAAATACTTGGATTTAATACTATTAAAACACATCCTACTATTAGAATGTATTGGCTTATTGTGATGGCACAATATCCATATGAAACTAAACTAGAAGAATTTCCTGAAGCTGCAAATTCAGAAACAGATTTCTTACAACTTATGATAAATACAGATAAAGCAGTAGGACTTGCAAAATTTGTTGATTCTGTACTTACTAAAGCAAGAAATCATGTGGAAGTTAATATGATATTATCTGTTTATAGACATGTACGTATAATGAGTAAAGAACCAGAAGCATATAATACTATATCTACTGCAGAAGGTCAATCTTATGTGGAATATTTAGAAAAATATGCACCTGATTTATATGTATACTATGAACAACTTGCAGACCAAGGACCAGATGCAATGCTTCTAGAAATAGACAACTGTACACAATTTATGATAAACTTAATTCAACATCTAGATGATACTATAGAACTTCCAGAACTACTAGATGTACTTTATAATATTAATATGATGTATGGAGGTATCTCTAAATACTTACTATATATATTAAAACTATTTAAAGCATGGAGAGTAGAATTTATATCAGAAGGACTATTACTAAATTATAATGAAAATTATAACTATCAAGTAAACGTAGATCAAATAACTTATGATGTAAATATTACTCATCGTAATAGATGGAATGTATCGCAATACGACTGGATAGAACCAGCTGTAAAAACATATAGAGAATTATGTGAAAAGCAAAGAAGTGAAGATGCTCTATACATGGTAACAAGATATGGAGATATTAAAATAAGTTAAAGGAGTAAATATTTATGAATGATAAACCAATATTTACGTATAATTTACCAGAAGACACCCTAAAAACATGGGATGGACACCTGTTTAAATTAGAGAAAACTCCAGAAGGTGAATGGGTTGAGATAGATCTTGGTCCTAATAAAGTGTTACTTGGAGGATTACAAAGATTATGTGGTGCATTATATAATCTACCACCTAAAGTTAAAGTTATATCATTTGAAGAAGATTTAGTTAAAGGTGCAGTAGATGATTTTACTACATCTGTAACTGTAGATCCAAATGCTAAAGATAAAATAATGGGTTATAATGTATGTTATGATGGTTCTCAAGGAACTGACGTGCTTGCATATCCTAGACATAAGAAAGGATATAACTTTGATAATTTGATTCCTTTTAGATTAATACCAGAAGGAGATAATGATTATGAAGTATATTATCGTGATTATCTTCATAGTAGAAAAGTACTTATAGAAGATAGTAGTGGTAATGAACATCCTTATATTGCATATTATACTAAGAAAATAGAAGTAGACTATGTAGTAACAACTGATGATGCAACTAATGTACCAGATAATCCTGATACTGAACTTGTAACAGACAAGGATGTTAGAGCAGTAGCTCAATTCTTAATAAATATAACAGATAAAGAACTTGTAGAATGGTTTTCTGTATTTAAAAAAGGTAAAATGGAAAGTGCTGGATTTAATGCACTTTGTACTATGATAGGAAAACCTGCAAAAATTAGACTAAATGGTAAAGACTTTGATACTATGACAGATTCTGTAGTATTTAGTAGACTTAACCATATATTAGTTCCACATGGTGTAGATGGAACTATTGCACTTAGATATAAGATGCTTCATATATAGGAGGTGACATTCACCAATGGCAGATAATGAATTACAACAAATTATAAATAAAATGATTGCCGACAATAAAGAAAGTTGGAAGAAAGAATTCTTATCTATATATCCTACATATGAAAAAAGAGTAGCAGCTCTCAAGACCATGCTTCAAGAATATAATGATAATTGGAAAAGACAATTTGAAAGTGGAAACTTTGTTAAAAACGAGTTTCCACCAGCATGGCTTAGTAGTGAATCTAAATCTAATTTAGATAAATTTAATAAAGAGTGGCCATCTATGATGAAAGATGCCGCAAAGATTAAAACTACTCAAGTAAGCGACTTTGATGTTAGAGGTATAATTAATAAAAAATTACCTACCTTTGACGTAGAAGCGTGGAAAAAAGAACTAAAAGACGCTGCTAAATTAGGAACACATCCTACTGATAATTGGAATCAAAAATTTAAAAGAGATCTTACAACAGATAAATGGAATAATCCATCTAAATATCTTCCAGGTAAAGATTTTAGATTCACAGATTATGCAAATACTCCATCTGAAGAACTAATTAAACAAATTAAAAAGAACTGGTTACTTGATACTTTTACTGGAAAAAATCAGTGGAATAAAGAGTTTGGTAAAGGACTTACTGATTATTATAAAAATCTTAATAGATCTGAACAGGCTGCATGGAAGAATGATATAAAAGATGCGATTGAAATGACTAAGAGGCGTGGACTTGGTGCTATTGATGATTTACTTGGACAATTAGATCCTAGAAAATACTTTGAGAACTTTAAAGAGAATATAGGAAAAGCTATTTCTGATAGTGTTATGGATATTCGTAACCAGTCTATTAATCTTATAACTAATCAAGTAAACGATGTTATAGATAATTTTCAAGATACTGCATCTAGATGGATAAATGGTCGTAAGACCGAACTATTTAATGCTGGAGCTAAGATAGGCCAATCTATAATTAATAAAGCTAGAGAATCATATGGTCCTATGGCTGATAAGTTATCATCTATAATACCATCTGGTGCTAAAGGAATGCTTTCACCACTTACTAATATGTTTAGTCAAAACCTGTCTAATATAGCAAGTGCACTTAATTTAGGTAATATATTTGGTGGATTTGCTGCAGGTTCATTGCAGGATATGCCTATGGGTAGTTCTGCTAGAGATAAACGTATAGTTAATAGAGATTACAGACTTCCAATGTATAAGACATACACTCCAGAAATGGATAAGGACTGGGATTTAAAGAATCCACTTATGATGGGAGATTCTCTTCGTAGTGTTATTAAAGTAATGGCTGAAGATAATGGATTCGTACTTGATAGACAGAAATCTGTAATTCTTAGTAGAGAATCTTTATTTATTAATAGACCTTACTTAGAATCTGAGACTTCTGGATATTATAGATCTTTTGTATTCTTTACAAGACCAAATTGTAACCTATTCAATAATTCTAGAATTATTCCAGAACTACAAGCACATCCTGACTTCTTTGCTAGAGTATCTTCAGATCCAAATTTATATATGGAACTTTGCAGAGATGGTGCATTAAAATCAAACTGTTGGCGTTTATTATCAAACTATTGTGTAGAAGTACCAACTATTAGACTATCTGAGTCTACACGGGAAGGTATTAAAAATATGCATGGGAAATCTACTCCATTACCTGGAAATCCAGAAATATACGATCAAGTAGATATTTCTATTACGTTTATGGATAATAATAGAGGAGATATATCTAAACTATTATATACTTTGTCAATGTATAAAGATCTTGTAGGTAAACAAGAGTGGCCTATGCGTAAAGAATATATAAAATTCCGTGGGTTGGATTATTTAATAAGTATGTGGGTAGTTGTAGTAAACGTAGACTGGGATGTAATATCACTTGGAGTTGCTAAGAATCTTATTATAAATGAACCAGTAACTCACTTTAATCAACATAAGATAGATGGATTTAATAAGAATGATCTATTAGAAAACTTCACAGCTTCATTTAAGGCTACATCATATAGACCTGATGCTCCAGAATTTTATGAAGTATTTAATAAGCTATTTGGATTTAATCCACAAAATATAGTAGATGTACAAGGCTCTAATGGTATTACTCTTATGGGCGCTAATAGACAAGCACAAAATAAAGCTTTTGATGAGTCTAAGATGGTTAGAGATGAATTATTGAGAAACGATTACAGTCCAATGGGAGGTTTCCCTCTTAAAGGAACTTCTGAAATGATTGCACTTAATCCTGGTTTTTATAGATTACCACCATTAGAAAATATAGTAATAGGTAATCGTAAATTCTCCGATAGACGTCCTAGAATTAAGTTTGGGTTTAGTTGGTGATGAAATATGAATAAATTACAAATTATAGAAGATAAAAATCGTAAATGGAAACGTTTTAAATATGCAAATATAGGATGTTTAAATGATAATGTTATGTTTACATTTGAAAAAGTATATCAAATAGTTACTGAACATGTAAAAAATATTATTATACAAGCTAATCCAAGCTTTAAAGATAGGGATTTTCCATCTGAATACGTAGGAGCAGATCCTGCTTCTGTTAGAATTAAGGATACTCCAAGAGAAATGCTTGATAATAGAATTCTTCCACGTATTGTATTTAATCATAGTTTTGATCCATTAGCATCCTTACGTGTAGATATACCTAATAATCAAGACTTTAATAGAGTAAATGCAGGACTCTTAGATTGTATCCTATCTGTTAAACAGAAATCTATCGAAAATACTACTAATAAGCCATATTATTATATGAGGGATATTGATATGGTACTTATTGGTAGTCCTAGATATACTATGCATACTATTTATGTATCTGTATTAGTAAACGAAAGAATTCAAGCTCAAGAACTTGCTCAGCAATTTACATATATATTTCCACTTAATAAAACTAAACCTTTATATATGAGTCAAGAAGTGATGACATTAGGTAGTCAACCAGATATAAGAAAATATACATTAGAAACTTCATTACCGGATAATTTATTAAAGTTATTAAAGACTACATTTGGTATTTCTGATACCGGAACTACTGGAGATTTAGAACTTCTTAAGATATTACAAAAACATTCTGAAACAGAAGTAGATTATATAGTAGATGGTTCTAAAAGAAAACGTGCGTTTGCCGTTAAATTTCCATTTATTCCAACTATAACTCCAGTAAGTATAGATTTAGGAGAACGTGAAATAAATAATGTTATGACTTATGGAGTTAAAATAGAATTCCAAGTAGACTATATAGAATATCCAGTATATTCTTTATCTGCTTCTTTTAGTAAACTTAATACTGAAAGTTATAAAAATGCAGAAACTAAAGAAGCTACTGAAGATAAAATGGCTAAAATAGAGGTTCCAGTTGCAGTATTTAGTGAAAACTTATGTGATCTTACAATTGTAGACAAAATGAAGATTACATACGGTAAAGAAGATATTGTGCAAAATGGAAATAGTTCTTATGGTGAAGTAAATATTCTTGATATAATTCCAGATGAAAAAGTCTTTAATTATATTAGAAATATGAGAGTATGTGTAGATCCTAATGAGTATTGTAAGTTCTTTGCTATAGAATGTCAACGTGGAGAACGGAATAGATATCAAGGAGATATTCCAACTGTAGGAAATGAAAAGGATTTTATTATAGATTATGATGATTTTGTTATTAATGACGCTAAGGCAAAAGAGGGTAACAAGGTCTATGTCGCAATTTACATAAACAAAAAACACTTTACGGATTGGTGTGAAAAGAATGGATATTCTAGTCAGACTAATCTTTCAGCATATAATTAGGAGGAGTACTTATGTCTTTTTATAATTTTACAAACACAACACCAGAAATGGATGTTTTAGTGGATATAATTGGTAGACATGAAGGATTTAAAGAAAAGAAATATAAAGATACTAAGGGAATCTGGACTATAGGTTATGGATTTAATATGGAATCTAAAACTTTTCCAGATGAACTTGTTAAGAAATGGGATAAAAATGGTATTACTAAAGCAGAAGCTGATAAAATACTTAAAGAACATATAGATTCTATTATAAAAGCATTAAAGAAAATGCAACCATGGGTGTTTACTCTATCTACAGCTAGACAAGCTGCAATTATAGATTTAACATTTAATATGGGAGCTGGATGGTTTAATATGTTTACTAATACTGTTTTATTAATTAAATCAGAAAGATTTAAATCAGCTGCAACAGCTTTATTAAATTCTAGATATGCAAAACAAGTTGGACTTAGAGCCAGAGAAAATGCATATGCTATAGCAAACGATAAATATCCTGTACCATACACTGAACGTTCAATAACTGTATAGGAGGATTTTTCCTATGAATGATAAAATAAAAGATAGACGTCGTTTTAAAACGATGTTGAACTCTGAAGATAAAAAAGAAATGAATGAATTGATCGTTAATGAACTTACTAAAAATGGTATTGCAGCTGATGAAATACCATTAATGAGCCCTGCTAGTATGATATTAGCAGGGTTTAATACATTATTCGATTCAGTTAGTTCTGCAATTCAATATGTATCAAGAGAGTCAAATCTTATACATGCTGAGTATCCATCTTCTTTATTTAATCAATTGGCACAACATACAAACGAAGTCGTTATAGCTAGGCCATCTAAAATATGGTTATTTGTTCGTATTCCAGTTGAAGATATAAAGAGATATGGTAAACATGTACAAGATAATACATGGCAAATAGAATTTGATGATATAAATACTTGTATAATAGATAATCTTATATTTATGCCAGTAATACCTAAATTCTATGTCAGAGTAACATTCTTGCCAGAAAGAAAGCTTTATAGAGTATTCTATGATTATCAAGGTAAGAAAATAAATGTACTAGTACAAAATATATTTATAAATGGTCAAGAAACACTTGGATTTAAAGCAGAATTTAAGCAAGTTACAATAGAAAGATTTACAAAGCAATTTGATGATGAACAACTTGCAAAATTCTTAATAACTACAGAATATCCAATTTCTGACTTTGATATTTATTATAGAGCTAATAGTGCTTCTAATCCAGTTAAGATTAATAAAAGATTATTCTATACTAGAGGTAGTGGCGACTATATGGAATATAAAATACTAGGAAATAATAGTATAGCACTAATTCATAAGTATGTACAAGGTGGATTTAAACCAGCTAGAGGTTCATTTATAGAAGTAGTATGTTATACAACTACTGGACGGGATGTTGAATATAAACTTGCAGCAGCCAGGGATACATTTACACAAGCAACTGCTAGAGTTGAATATGAGCCAGTAGGAAAACGTGTTTATAAAAGTTCTGGAGGAAGTCTTGCAGAAACTTCTGTAGAATATCTACGTAATAAAGTTATACAACTACGTGGTGCTAGACGTAGAGTCGATACAGAAAGTGATCTTGGAACATTCTTACTTAATTATGAAGGAGAATCTACATTCCATCCTAGACTTACACATAACGATATAGCTTCTCGTATTTTTAGTATTTATACAGTATTATCATTTGGTAATTCATTAAATGGTATTAAACGTGTATTTACTATTCCTACTAATACAGGAAATGTAAATGCTAAATACTCTGATATGAGACATAAACAAATGGAAGGGTTTGATTATTATAGTTTTAACTATATGAATATTATAAAATCTACACAATCTCGTAGATCTGATAACTTTGTATTAGATAAAACTATAAAACCTGGTAAAGAACCTACTGTACCAGAAAAACTAGACCCTAAAGATCCATTAAATAACTTATATACATATTATTATGTAGCTCCATTTGTCGTAGATTACGATAAATATAATAATATGGCTCGTGTATATATGGGTGCTCAATATGATGAAACATATCTTACATTCCAAACATTTGAAGAATATAATGCAAGTGTTCCTGTTAGATTTGTAAATACATCTGTTAGAGTAAATGATTATTTATATTATGATAGAAATAAAACAAGTCAACACTTTAGTCTTAATACTGAAGTTAGATTTGAATCAAGTAATTGGGAGTTTAAACATGGGCAAACATTCCAAGCTTATATAGAACTACAAGCACAAGATAAAACTATTCATAGAATTCCATGTCATACTGCCACAGATATGGGCAATAATATATGGGATCTTGAATTTACATTAAAAACTGATAAATATGTATTTAATAGATGGTGTGAATTTAGTTGGGTAGATGACGATACTGCTCATACTGTAAAAACGGCTATGTTTAATACTAGACATAAAGTAAAAGTAATATGTATGATTAAAGAAGAAGCTGAATCTGTAAGTAAATATAAATCAGTATCTGAATTCCAAGGTGAAATAGAATTTTTTAAAGATGTCACTAAAGACATGTTCACTCAAACTAATCAATATAGTAACGATGGTGTTACATTTATGAGTATGCCATTAGTTAAGTCTGATTTCTATATTAAATCTGGAAACCAAAAACATATTACAGACGAAGTAAAGAAAATAGTTACTTTCTTAGATCATGCTGTATATGATCAACTTGATGAATATAGTAGTAGATCTAATGATGTTCATGATATACAAGAAACTAATTTACGTATAGCTATAAAGTTTGCTAAAACTTATGGATTAAGTAAGTTCTTAGATGTTGGAGAAGTTAATAAGGTACTTATTCATAATCTTCAAATGAGACCTAAATTACTTATACGTAAACTTGACCCTGAATTTGATGAAGCTGCGATTGCATCCGAATTAAATCAATCGTTAATTAAACATGACTATTACATGGAAGATTTACATATGTCATCACTTGTATATTCTGTATTAGATAAGGCAGGAGACGCTGTGTCACGTATTCAATTTATAAACTTTGATAATTATCCTGATAACTATCATATGATTATACGTAACGATCAAACTCCAAATAACTTAGATCCACCAGAAGTAGTATCATTGGAACCAGTTTATGATGAGGTTTCTGATACATATAAGTTTAATATTAAATTTACATATATATAAAAGGAGGAAATTATTATGATGAAAGCCATATTTATAGATAACTATAAAGCTCATGCTATTATAGAATCTAGAATAGAATCTTTCGCGGACTGGGAAATACACGGTAGACGTGGTGATGGAATTATTTCTCCTGTTACTGTTATTAAATCTCCAGATGATAGATCTGTTTTATTAACATATGATCGTAATCCGGAATCTACAAACCTAAAAGATACTATGGAATCTCAATTTGATGATGAAAGAGCTGGTCTATGGTTTGGTGATATGCTTAATAAAGGAAATCTAGAAGTATTTAAAGAAATGGGTGGAGGTACTGTATTATATGCAGATCAAGCAAAGAATTCTCCTAAAACTTTAGATATATTCTTACAAAAAATGCATTCTGTTGGTAGACTAGACCAAGCATCATTAGATGCTTTAAAGCCTATGTTAACACCAGCACAAGTGAGTGCATATGAAAATATAATTCCTACATATGAAGATATTGAAAAGAAAAAAGCTGAAGCTATGGCAAATAGTGAATATGCTACATATGTATATACTGTAGATGAAAATGGTAAAGAAATTGAAAATAAATCTACAGAAAAGATATCTAATGAGGATGTAAATGGTAATTATACTGGTGAAGATGCGTTTAATAATGGTTTATCTTCAGAAAGTGGAGTAGACCCTGAAGCTGTAGATTTTAATCCTGATATGATGGGAGATTTAGAACCAAAAATAGAGCCTTTAGATGAAAACCTAGATGAAACAGGTGAAGATCCTACATTATTAGAAGGAAGTGATGAACCTCTTCCTAAACCTGGTAGTGAATATAATTTAGTACCGGAAGGTTTAAGAGAAGAATCTGATACATCAGATGAAAATTTACCAGATGAAATTCCTGAGATAAACTCAAATTACGAAAAAGCTTCAAATAATGAGATGAGCGAATATTCTGATGATACAACTCAAATACAAGGTGTTACTACAGAACCTGAAAATGTTGAATTTAATGAGGATGGAACTCCTAAAATAGAAGTAAAAGAGATTAATGGAACTATAGTATTGAATACAAAATTTCAAAATATACTTGATGGTATAGACACATATTTAACTAAATATAATATGACTATAGATGAATTTATGGAATCTGTGTTTAAACTTAAATTTTTATTAAATCAAATAGCTGGAGGTAAAGTTCCAGAAGAAACAACTTCTGCAGATATAGAACAAGACCCTACTGAATTAAATGAAACAACTAATGAAGTAACTGAAGTTCCAACTGAAGAACCTACTACAGATAATATGACTGCAACTTCTAATCCAGTTACTAATTTATTAAATGCTGTAGCTGATGAGATGAATAATCCGGAAAATCAAGTAGAAGATGAAGCAAATCCAGTTGATGATACAAATAATAATGAGGTAGAAGTACCAGATAATGTAGCTAATCCTGATAGCGAAGCAGCTGAAACTATAACTACTGAGTCTATAGATGCTGAAAAAGAACTTATAAATCAAATGATGAAAATAAGTTCTAATGATACAGAATTCTTTAATAATATGTTACCATATAAAGAAAGATTATCTATGGAAACTATTAATGAATTAGTTACTACAAAAATGTATGATAAAATACTTACTGGTATGACAGTTTATACAATGATTAACGTTCGTGAAGACAGAGCGAGAAAGTTAGGTCTTATATAATTACATATAATAAGATAGAAATATACAATAGTATATTCCAATAATAATATTTTTTAGGAGGAAGAAAGATGGAAGACAAAAAAGAAGTATGGATTGCATCCGTAAGTACAACAGACGTACAAACACAAGACAGACATAGAGTTGCTATGTACATGAAAGGATTTGATGTAGTATTACATTTTGACAGATTAGAAGAAATTCAAGGTAAAAAGACTTATAGTAATAAAGCTATAATACATATCAATAACTTGAATAATTCTGGCTTTGAGAACTTTTTTGGTATTTGTGTAGCTAAAATTGGTGCTCCAAGATTTGATGACCAAGAAACTAGATACTCTGAAGCAGTAAAAGTTCATTTTGATGCTGCAGGAGATTGTAGAGTAATAAGATTCTCTTATTCTATAGCTCCAGGTCAAAAAACAGATTATAAGAGAGCTAGACTTGCTAGTTTGAAAATATACCAATTTACTAATTATCAAGAAGCTAAACCTTATATGGTTAGACAACCAAATGGTTCATATGATCAATTACCAGAATCAAATTGTATTTATACATTAAATCTTAAGTTAATGCCTAACATAAATACAACTGGAACAGGTGGAAGAAACTTATCTGAAGGAGAAGGTTTCTTACAAAATATTCATACAATGTTGAATAATATCCAATCTGCAATAATGTACACAAGAGTTATAAACCATATTACTTCTGAAGATAGTGCATATGCAGCTCAAAATCAAGCTTATAATACAGCTGTAAATAATGTTGCTCAAGCTACTCAATCTACAGAAGGTGCTGGAACAAATATCAATCATGCAGCTGAGGATAATTCAGACGATTATCCTTACTAGGAGGAAATAGATGGCGGGATTATTTGGAGGAAGCTCTCCAGACCTTGTAAAGAAATGGAACTTGTCTTCATTTATAGCAGAAGATAGTCCAAGAGTACAATCAAATAGTGGTGTTGCATCAGGTTTACCAGAAATAAAACTATCTGATCTTAATAAGAATATTAAACAGATAAATCTAAATATGAGTAAACTTAGTATGGAATACGATAAACTATTTAGAAAATTTGGTTTTAAATCTGCAGATTTAAAGAAATATATAAAAGTTTTACTTGAAAGAGACGATATAGGAGAAACCTTATCAGCTCTTGAAAATTCAGATATAAATATACTAATAAACCAAATGAGAATTATAGAAAATAAAACTAAACTTGAGTCAGAAAGATTCAAACAAATTAGAGATGAAAAGAAACTTCAATTAGATATTCTTAAAGCTAGTGGTGCTGCAGTTGATAATTCTGGTACACAAGTAAATGTACAGCAAAATAGTCCAATTGCAGTAGCTTCTATGGCTGGTAAAAATGTATCACCTGGAACTATTGATTTGGGTGCTATTTCTAATGTACCAGTAATAGAACATCAAAGTTCTGCTACTAATATACAAATTCCAGAAGTTACGAAGGAAAGTTCTGAAAAATCTGAAAATAAAATAGAGTCAGTAACACCAGAACCAATACCAGCAAACTTTGTATCAAGTAATCTTCAATATGAAGCTAAAAAACTTGATGATGGAGCTGGTGTGTCAAACCCCACTAGTCCAGCTAAGTCTACGCTAGATGCTATGAAGAATATAGTAGTTGCAGCTGATAATTTCAATGAAACTACTACACTTGCCGATACTGCAAAGAATTCAGTAGATATTATGATGGAACGTATGAGAAATAAAGAAAGTATGTTACAAAATAATACAAATCTTCTAGGGCATAATCTAAATACTAGCTTAGCTGGTATAAAAATGAAGAAAACACCTCATACTCGTGTACTATATGTAAACGTAGATGATGGTACTTTCTATGAAAAAGGTTTCTATACAAATCCAGATGGAAGTCTCGGGCCTGAACTTCCAGCAGATAGTTTTATACCAAGATCTGTTACACACTTAGGTGAACTAGAATTTGATACTGTTAATCGTGAAGTTACAACATATTATGAAGATACTTCTATTCCATATAGATTGGTAACTACATCATCAGGAATGGGAGAATTTTATAATAATGAATGGAATGATAACAAAACTAACAAATATAGAATCACTGAAGATATACTTGCGGTCTTAAGAGCTCAAATAAATGCATAAAATATCGGGGGCGGAAGCTCCCGATTTATGTACCGCTAAAATTTTGGAGGGAATAACAATGAATCAACTTAATAATTTTATTGATAATCTAAATAATACTGCAATGAATGCATCTATTGATATTTTAAATTATATAAATATGCCGAATATAAGAGAAGATGAGAAACTTGCTAACTATATGTCTCTTCTTAAAGGTTTTAAAGAAATGGTTATTAATAATTTTAATACACTATATCAAAATAGTAACTCAAGTGAATATTCTGAAATATCATATGAACTTTGTAGTAATACATTTCTTAAAATGCTTACATTTATGTTTGGAGATGGTGGAATCTTATATCATAGAATATTTAATAATCATAATGAGTTTGCTTATCCAAAATCAGACCGAGATGAATATGGTTCTACTAATTTAATAATATTATGGAGAGATTTATTTACTTTTAAATGGAATACGTATGTTAACACTAATGATGCATATCGTTCTTTTATTGATATTCAATATATATTAGATAATACATACCATCAATTGATGGTTGCAGTTTCTAATTCAGATGTCGATAGAATTGATGTATATAATCAAGCTATGTATTATGTAAAAAATAATATACGTGAGCTATTTATATCAAATTTTAATCAAAATGTATTATCTCAAAGTTTAAGTCAAACTGAATATATTGAAATATTTAATGAAATTAATAATAGTGATCTTATTACAATGTTAACAAATTATGCTATTACTAAATCATTTTCATCTTATGAAGAAATAATACCATATACATATTCTGTAGTAATAAATGAATCTTATCTTTATTATATTATAAAAGATTATTTATATTATAATATAGTAGGTTTATTTGAGTTATTATTTACAACTATTGATAACTATCAATACGTGGAAACTTCTATAATATGTCAAGGAATAAGAACTATTATGGATAAAATAGGGGGAATTTAAATGAAATCTGTTGAACTTATAAATAATCTTATACAATATGTAATAGATAATGATAAACTTCCTGTATATTCTGATATTGATAATATTACTAGAAATATGTCCTTTGATATAATGGATCCTGAATTAAATGAAAATGAGTTATGGAATTCTATAATTACTCTATGTAATACTTTAATTACTAAGAAAATACCTATATTTACTAACTATAAATTCCATAGAATGTTCTCATATATTAGTTTGCATAATAAATTTACAGAAAGAATACAAGATCCACTTATTTCTATAATAAATAATGAATTATATGCTGTTGCAAGATATATAGAAGATGTGTCTAAATTAATAAATGATGAATTTGATAAATATGTTATAGCTATATCTGATTACGAAGAAACTTATTTATATAATCACTTTCCTACTGCATTTAAACGTATTACTTGGGAAGAAATTACCAATGAATATGTAGCTTTAGTTTATAGTGATATATACGCTTCTACTGTAAATATATTTGATTTATTAACAGCATTACACACTTTAGCGTCTACTTTATTCAATATTTTCTCTCAGGATATTTTTAGACAAATAGCTGTCGATATAATTAATGTGATTTTATATGATAAACCACCTGTATTATCGATTTAAAAGCGTTTATAGGCCATTATACGGCGTTCTATAATATATAGTGTATAATTTTATTCTGTATTACTAGAACGTCTCAAAATGCCTTTAAAATACGTTTAAATAGCACAAGGAAGGAGTAAAATTGGATTATGTATGATAATAAAATTGGAGATATTGATATGTATTTCAATGATATTAAATATTTACTTGGGATGGTAAGAAGTAGAAGATATCATTGGGATTTAGAATCTGGAGTAGAGATTTATAACCATATATTAGGTCTTATAGTTAATATATATGATTATATAGCTAAAAATAAACCTAATGAACTTTATATAGTAAGAAATGAAATGAATAATTTAGATGTTGTATTAGATATATTAGAACTTATAGTTGCAAGTCCAATACAAAATGTAATAACATATAATAAATTGGGAATGATTGAGAATGTAAATAGATTACTTAGTAATATAGATACTATAGAAGGGGAAGATAAGAAATATATAGAAAGTAGACTAGGTAATTTATATAATTGGAAAATATGGGATGGTAAATTAAAAAGAGATTTCTGTATATTATTTATTGCTAGTGTATATATGAGTACTAATATAAACTGTTATGATGCATATGTTCTCATATATAATGCAACTTTAAATAAAATATTAAAGGATTTCTATTTAGAAATTCCTAGTATGAATATTAGAGAAATGCAAGGCAATATAAATATGGAGAGTATTATAAATGAGATATGGTTTATGGCAATAAATCATCAATGGAATCCAAGAAATCCAGAAAATCATAAGAAATTCTATGAATTTGGAGCATATGATTTATGGAATAATTATCAAGCATATTTATGTGATTTTTATGATGGTTTAGCTAGCGTAGCAATGGAAATAATAGATGAGGTAATGAGATTAATTGGTCCTGTTAAAAGTAATATAATAATTGCATATATAAAAATTAAAATGGCAATATTTGAAGATTATGTATGTAGTGAATATGGTACTAATCCCAAGTTAGGACAAGTGGAGGTGCGTACAGTATGAATGAAAATTATGGCTATGGATGCAATTATATATTAGGGCAACTTAAAAGATTTGATATTTATGGAATCTCCTATGATAATAATCTATATGATATCATATCTAGAGATCCAGATTATGTAATTAAAACATTATTATACACAGCTCAAGGATATTTTGGTACTCAAAATCAATATGAAGTTATTATGTATATGCTAAATGGTATTAAATATTTTCCATCTAATATAGCAGTCCCAATAAGACAAGCTATTAGTACTAATTGGGAGTATATTGTAACTGATGATTTTTATAGAGTATTAATTGCCAATTTAAATAGTACTATACATCCAGGAACAGAAGATATAGAAAAAATGCTTATGGGATTAAATTATGATAGAATATATGAAATGTACGAATGGGATACTAATTTTGATAATATAAAATTTATATTAGGATTTCTTAACAGTATTTCATATGATATGCTAAATCTATATACTAGCGGATTCTTTGTAGATGAATACCAATTAAGAACTTATCTTATAGAAGAAATGAATTATGAAACTAATAATATTAGAGAGGTATACATACCACATTCTTTATATTCTAGATCTCTTACTAATGAAATTGACGATCCATTTAAATATATAGAATTTTCCACAATATTATATAATATTATAGCAAGTGGGAATATCGATAATCTATCAAATTATATTATTGATCATATGGGGTATATTTATAATAAATATGCCGGTTTATCTTTTAATGAAGAACCATTTAAAGATGCAATTGTTACCAAAATGAGTGCATATATATTAGAACTTATGTATGATTTATTCGAATCTGTGATAGAATATCTAATAGTGAGTCCTAATAAAAGTCCTATAAGTCCACTATACTATGAAGAACATAAACTAAATGTTGGTAAAGCTATAAGAATATTAACTTTACCTATAACAGAAACAGGAGTATATCATGTTATGTAGAAGCTTATTTCCTACTGGATATAATCTGGTAGATCATGACCCAGATTTATTTTTACTGCATTGTCATTACTATAAACAAATTGATACATTATTCGTATTATATAAACGTTATAGTAATGGTGAAAAGATATTAAGAAAGATTAAAAATCCAAAGGTGCCTGTATTTGTATCTAGTAGACACAGGGAAAGACACCAAGAATTTATACAAATAAATGAAACTCGTAGATATATGGTATCATATGCAAAGAAAGAAGAAGAAATGATACCAAATCTATTCCAAGCAAAAATAGTAAGATATCAGGATAAATTTACAAGACAATGGATAGAAAAGGTAATATATCCAAATGTAGACCATGGTGCAGTAGCTCTGCACCCTGATGTCTTTTTCTTTGATTATCCTATAGAACAGATTGTATATCTAGAATATACATTATCCAGATACGAACAACAGGGTTCAGAACTATTTGAAAATGTTCCAATTCCTAAATTGAATGTCTGTGCATTTGATATCGAAACCCACCGGGATGAAAATGGAGATTGGAATATAAATACTAATACTTTTGTAAATCCAGAAACTCATAAAGCTTATATAGATATAGTAAAACATCCAGAATTTAATCGTTATGATGAATTAGTTAATAATAAAGAAAAATATTATAAAGATGTTAAGGATACTCTATATGAAATGATTGATAATTGTAGTCTTTCTGGAAAGTCTAAAGATTTTGTACAAAAACTTGCAAGAGAATTTGTAGATAAACTAGATATAGAATTAAATACATTTGATAATGAAGCTGAGATGATAAGTGCGACTTGTAAGCGTATGTTTACAGATAATCAGCCAGATATTCTTACAGCATTTAACGCACCATTTGATGTTGGTACATTCCAAGATAGAATAAATATATTAGGTTTACCAGCTGGTACGTTTAATCAGCATGGCATTGGATTTGATGATATAAAACCACCATTTGATGTACAATCTAGAAATGAAAATGATGAAGATCGTGGATTTCGTGGAGATGACTACAATCCTACTAAAAGAGTTGTGTATATGAATAATATATCGCATACATTAATAGCAGATAGTCAAACTACGTTTTTTAGTAATCGTTCTACTCAAACATTTAGTAACTATAAACTTGATACAGTTGCTCAAATTATATTAGGGTTTGGTAAATATGATTATACTCATATTACTACATCAATTCTTAATTTGGCAAGAGCAGACTTCTATTATCACAGTATATATGCGATAATTGACTCGATTTTATTAGCAATGTTAGATCTTGTTACTAACGATTTTGAATCAAAGCTTATATATTGTATGAGTTGTAAGGTAAATATAGAAGAATCTCCTCGTAATAATTCTGCTATTACTCGTGGAATATTTGCAGATTGTGTAATTAGAGGAGATATTCCTGGAAATAACATCAATAAAATATGTTTCCAAAAGACAAATGAAGAATTAGCTAAACTTGAGAAACTATTGAATATAGACTATTTATGTAAAACTAAATACGCAGTAACTCATAAAGGTAATTACGGTGGAGGAATAGTTCTTAAACCTGGATTATATAATTATGACTTTACTCCTTATATGGAACAGTATGGAATATTGAATGGTGAAGCAGATATAAAGAACTTTAGACGTGTGTTATATGCTATATATCTAGACTTTAAATCGCATTATCCAAGTCAAACTGTTGTATGCAATCTATCTAAGGATACTTTATTAGGAAATATATCAAAAATATTAGATTGTGATGGAAACGTTATTATGATGGCAGATAGAGATGCTAAATCTTTCTCAGATTTTGTTCATAAACACTTAGGTTCTGTAAACTTAGCAACTTTATCAAGAGATACAATATCATTTGGTCATATGTGTTGTAATTTACCATCTATAAATGATCTAGTACAAATGGTTGTAAAATTTGATAGTGAACCAAAATTTAATAAAGAAGAACCGTTTATATTAGAATTACCTAAATGTACACCAAAGCAAAACCGTATAATATCAGTTCTATCATCTATAAATACTTATAATTATAAGAATCATATAGGTTCACAAACAGATAAATCTGAAGATGATGAAGATGATATTATAAATGTAGATACTAAGTATTTCTATTTAACTAATGGAGAACTTTCATTTAATGGTACCTATGTAAGATATGAATATCCTAACTATAATATTTATAATATGATTACTGGAAATGATAATGAAATGACTTATTATGGTGCTACGAATAAAGGAATAGTGACTATTAATAATGGAAAATTAAATCCTATTAGAAATAAACCATTTGATCTTTCTGATTGTGAAATGCATAATATAGAAGAGATTGATTGGGAGAATATGTATGAAAATGATGTTTCTACAATTAGAAGTACAATATTTGGGGGTATTACTACATATATAAATAAATATTGCTTCTATTTTCCTTGGAATGTCTATAAGAAACAGTTACTTCAAAAAGGTCTTAACCAGAAGATACTTGTAAGTACACCTACTTATAAATTAAAGAAATTCAAAGATACTGCAGTAATAGGTCTTTATTATTCTATATTAGGAGAAGATGACTTAATAATCAATTTAGAACAACAAATGCAAGTTGTTCTAGTTGATTAAAAACAAGGAATTTGTACAGCTTTAACACCCTTCGGGGTGTTTTTTTTT